ACCGCCGTTAACCGCACGAACTTTCGAAATGATAAGTTCAAAAATGGTCATGGCCTTACGGACTACGGCATTATCAATTTCAAGGTTCCAATCCCCATTGATAGCCTTGTATAGCTTCATCCCTTCACCCATCAGTCCGGGAATGAATCTCTCCGAGCTAATAAAGTCCTTGACTATAGTTTGAAACAGGGTTGCGACGTGCTCAACATTCAGATCGTATGTTTTTGCAAGTGCCTGAACGAGCAAATTTAAAGTATGCGTGTCACCTTTAGCCCAAATATCCGCGCCTGTTGAAATATTCCCTTCAGAATCAAGTGTGCCAACATTGGCCGAGCCGGTTACTTCCAATGTAGCGGTCTTGGCTTTTATATGAGCAATAATATTTTGTACCTCTGCATCACCTTGTTCATTGATAGATGCCAGATTATCGCTAACGAGTAGTCCTTTTAAGAAGGTTATAGTTTCCTTTGCTTCATCTCTTTGATTCTTGCTTAAAAACATTTTTTTTAGAGCTTCCGTATTAATTTTTTTGAGCTCTTCATTTAGCCAAGATAGCACTTCTGCCACATGCCGGTTAGAGACACTGTGCTTGAGTACTGCTTTGTCAATGTAGTCAATGAGTTCATCTATAACTTGTTGCTGATCGGCCATATCAATTAAATTGAGGTGTGAACTGTTCGGTATGTATACGGGGATTTCCTATTTCGTCCTCTGAAAGTGATCCGGTGTAGCGAACATCGGAGTCAACGAAATGAAGAGTCATTTTAATACTTTCCGGTACAGTGGAGCGTATGGCATGGGTGAGGTTGTCGGCTACGGCATTTACCCTGATGTTTCGTCCGGAAAGTCCGAGTATCTTTATGTCATCGGAAGCAAGCATATCCATTAAATGCACAAGCTCTTCGGTATTGCGATATCCGGATTCGACCTGAAGCTTGTCACGGGCAGACTGTCGCTCGCGGGCCTCGATATAGTCATCAATGCTTTCATCGTAAATCTGATAAGTGGAGTCGGACTCTATTTCAGACTCGATGTTACCGATACCGGTGACTTCAATGCGTTCGTAGGCTCCATAGGAGTTGAGAAATTCAAGTAAATAACGTTCACGGGATACTGTTCCGGGAGTGATGACAATAGTACAGCTTTTGGTTGATCCGGAATAGATCTCGAAAACAGAAGCTAACTTTTGATTAGTTTGAAACAGTTTTTGCCGGAGCCGATATAGGTTAAGGGCTACCGGCTGTCCGGCTGTTCCGGATAAAGAGGTTTCAATGCCGGCTGCAACTACTTTTAATGCACCATCCGGATAAAGGAAAGGAATAGGTAGGAGTTCAGTTTCGCGGATGGTGATGATACGCCCGTTGGTACGGGTGGTCTTGAAGAAATTGACCGATGAATTGAGTAGCTTCCAAGTGAATATATTGCTATTTTCATCTAACAGACGCCGTAGTAGCCGCTTGCTGATGCCTCCTATAACTGCTTTCAGAGAAAGAGTTTTAGTCTCTCCCTGGGTGTTTTGGACACTAATGGCAATATCTGTAGCTGAAGTAGAATCGAGCAGTAATATATCAGTGGATTCGTTGAGCAGATGTTTGGGACTGAGAATATCTGAAAGGATATCCTGAAGAAAAACAGAGAACTCACCTTCACCTCTTCCGGAAAAGATGGTGCGGTCGGCCTGACGAATAGTGTAGCTGACTACTGAACTGGAGTTTATGGTCAGCTTGATGGGATTTCCGGCTAAAGCGATTGTAGACGGATATATGTTTGCTGTTAAACTCATAGTGCATTGTAATTAGTTTGTATAATGGTACCGGACACAGAAGAGGTCGAAGAGCAGTACAATGCCAGGAACTCTTCCCGTTCCGGAGTGGGGGTGGTGATGAAGCGGAAAAATTCATCTGTTGTAGCCCCGGAGGAACTTGTAAATTTCCGGTAAGCGGCAAGCAGTGCAGTTACATTGCTTGTCTCGATTGCTGCTGTGATGGTTTTATCGTCATTCATGCTGCAAATATGATGTTTTGATCATGTGCGGCAAAGGACAACTAAAGCAGTTCTGCTTTAACGGAAAGCCCGTAAGTAATGGCATAGTGTACGCCTCCGTATTCTTTATCTTTCCAGATGATATCACCTTGAGACGTCTGACCATTGGGAACCCGGACCTTGTAGTAAAGGTCGAAACTGTAATTGATTTCTTTGATGAAGAACTCTTTGCCGGCTTCATAATCTTCTTGAGTCGGTACAGTAAACGGTATCTCAATATCCGAAACCTGATCACTTACCTCGTTTTTACGTAGCACTCCGAGCCATTGCGCTGGTGGGGTAATAGCCTTCTTCCACTCCTCGACTTGTGCCCGTATCTTGAGTTCTACTATGTTTTCACGATTATTGTGAAACGCCCATTTGTAGAGTTGCTCAATCGTTTGTATTCCTTGCTCTGCATCCAAGTCTAAATCGGTTTCCCCGACAGGGATTAGGAGACGAAGGGTACGAAGACGGACAGTAGCCGGACGTGAAAGAAGTTTGGGTAATGTATAGCGCACTGTATCAAGCAGTAATCGTTGGCCATCTATATTGATCGTTTGACTGAAATCAATATTGAGTAATTGAATTGGATTCAAGTGTACAGGAACTTCAACCGTATGATTGGAATGTCGGAGAATGGCGTCAAATCCCTTCCAAAAACGGGAGAACAGGCCATTATCACCAGTAAAGGTCATGGAGATATCAAATGTGTGTCCGTTGATGGCAATAGCCTCACCGCCGGGTGCGTAACATCTTGGCGATCCGTAGGGGTAGGGAGTGGATGCACGGGGCATGGAAAAGCAAAAGCATAGAGGAGTTTGGGTGCTTTGTTCCTCTGATAGTTCTACGCTGGCGCTGGAAATATTGGTATATTTGTGTACTTTTCCCAGGAGATAGGCAGGACAAACTGGTTGGTCATCGGGGTAAGAACCTTTCATCGGCAGGCATTCATCAATAGATGATATCTCCATATAACTGATGTTTGCCCCTTTATCCCAGGGGAAGAAGTCAGAGCTGCGGGCTTCACGAACTCCGGTCAGATTGTTCCGGACATAATAAAATCCATCCCATAAAGAATAGGTGAGATATCCTTTTGCTGTGTTACTTGACAAGACATGGCCAAAGGGGTTAAGAAATTTGTCGAGTGAGTCGGCAGTAGGAGTAGCTACTAAATTGGTATAAGGACCGGAGATATTGGTCGATGCGGAAAGTTTGAGTTGCTGTGCAGCGGCATAGTTGATAACAGGCCGGGCCGACTTGAGCAGGGACCAGTTCAGTGAGGCCGGAGTTGAGATGATATCTTTGATAAATTTGAGATTAACGGTTTTATTTTTACCATCAACAAAATACACCATACCAAAGCGACAGTAGAGGGCTTGTAGGAACTCGTTAATCGTGCAATCGGGTAGAAGGTCAGAGTAATCAATGAAGCCCTTGACTATGCTGTCGGCCATGTTGTTCAGAACTACCAGACGGGAGAGTTGACGGTGGGTTGAGAATGGATTTTCAAGGACCGTATAACCGTACTGGACGAATATAAAATTGAGTATCCAAGATACTTTTAAAAATGGGCTGATGGCATAACCTTCAGGAACGGAAGTAAGGACGGGTTCGTTATTGATAAGGAATGTTTCCTGTCTGGCAGTTCCCTGAAGGGAGTAGGTACCATTCTCTAATTTAGTTATCTTGTTGATGTATTCGGGGTAGTAAGTGGTGGTTTCCGTACCGTTCACGGTTGTTGTATGTGATGGCATGGCTACACAAATGGGAAAGACGGAAAGAGCATCGTCTATGGTTGTTTCATTCATAATAGAATTGAGCAGGTTGATGACTCCGGCTGTTCCCCCTTCGGGACGAATAACCGGAGCAGAGAGGGAACGGAGTGAAACAGCATTCCATACCGAGTATATTTCGGACTCGTCAAAACCTATATTGGATACGATTCCTCCGGATTTGGAGGCTTGTGTGATGTTCATCTTACCTATTCGGTTGTAGACACCATCGGAGACGGTGACACGGGTATCCGGGGCAGGGGAGTAGGTACTATCCGGACGATGGACATGGGTGATCAGTGAAAGGTTGTTTCGGGAGGCAGGAAGCGTGGCAGGTACGGATTGTGAACCACGTTCGTTGTAAATAGGGGAGGTGTCTTCGATCTCGATGCTGAAATCGTTTTGAAGATCGAATATTCCTAATTGATTTTTTATCTTGAGTGACATGTGTTATTGTTTTTTGCGGGTGAATGGTTCCTTTGATTTATCTGCTAATTCTTGTGCTTCGTTGAGCTCGCGAAGCACGACGTATGCTTTGAGGTATTTAAGTTTCTCAATCAGTGCATGTAACTCTTTGATCAGTTGAGCCAAGTTTGCTTCCTTATCAGTCGGTGAAGAAGTTGTCTGAGAGATACGGGAAGTACTGTTACGGATCAGATCGTAATTGCCTTCAGCACGCTGGGGAACTCGGCCACTGCGGGCATCCTGAATGGCCTGTACGACAATGGGGTAATTAATGTGGTGCTGAAGACGGGAAAGATCTTCGGCATTGATGATCAGCTCTGCTCCGGATTCTGAGATCAATGAGGTACGGCGGACGATTCCGGTCGGTGAATTTCCTATGTAGGGAACATCCCGATAGGTCCGGCCATCATCTTCACCAATGACATCGTATCTGCCGGATGCCCATTGTTTGACTTGCACCTGAGCAGTTTTGGTACTGTCGGTATTGTTATCGGTTGCGGAAGTGGAAGAACTCCCCCCCTTAATCAATCCTTTGAGCGTTGATTTTGCAGCGGCCAATGCTCCCATGATCAGTCCGGAGAGAACTGCGGCACGGGCTGCACCGGTTGCTCCAAAGGTTGCAACAGAGTCGGGCATGGCATAGGCTTCGGCAGCAGAACGGGCTACAGCTCCGACGGCTACACCCGTGGCCTTGGCTATTTCAATATCAATCATCTGGCTCAGTACATCGAATAGGATATCGAGCATGGTATCAGCAAAGTTCTGCAAGGCATTTTCTTGACCTGATATCATTTGTCCGAGGGTATCACCGATCTGTTCACCGTATTGCCGGTACTGTTGTGCCTGTTCGGTGAGCCTTTGTTTCTCCTTCCTGGCCAGTTCGTCTTTTTTCTTTTGAGCGGCATCTTCAAGTTTCTTCCGCTCTTTTTCTTCATCTTGAAGACATTTTACTTTAAAGTCGAGTAGTTGTTGTTCAATGGTGCGCCGTTGATCAGCGTCGAGATTAGCAATTTTGAGAACACGTTCCAGGTGCATGATGGTTAGGTGCTCCATTGCTTCATTGTACTCTTTCTCTGTTTTCAGATTTTCATCCTTACCGGAAACATAGAGAAGTTTTAAGTCCTTTTGTTGGTTTTCATAAAGTGTCTTTTCTTCAGCGAGCTGTCGGTTCATCTGCTCTTTTTGCTGTTTAATTTTGATATCGTTGATTCGATTTTGAGCATCAATGCCTTCTTTACTTTTTGCACCGGCTATATTAATGATACGTTGCTGATGTTCTAATTCGAGGGTTTCCATCCGGTTATTGAACTGCTGTTCGGTTTGCAAGGTTTCGTCCTGGCGTTTGAGATAGGCTTCTTTAAGTTCCGACTGGTGCTGAGAGTAGAGCTTGGCTTCTTCTTCAAGCCTCTTTTTAAGAAGGGCTTTGGCTTTCTCTTCATCAACAGTTTCTGTTCCGGACTTGTCTTTCTTACTTAAATCCTTTGCTGTTATAACAACTTCATCCAATTCATTAGCCGGCTTTTGGAGAAAGGGCCTGAATTTTGCTTCTATTTTAGCGATTTCTTTCTCCATACTATAAACGTTCTTAATGTAGTCTTGCAGTTCTTGGCCAAATCCTTCAGCCATTTTCTTTTTTCCAAGATATTTTTTTTGTATGCTGTGATATGCTTGGCCGAAAGCATCTTCCCATTTCATACCTGCTTTTTGAAACTCTGTAGTTGTTTGTCGGATATCACGCAATGCCATGTCTGTCATTTTTCCGTTACCAATAACTGAAAACAATTTTTTTCGTATGTTTTCGAGTGATACAGCTTGAGAATTGACCGAATTTTCCATGATTTCGTTAGTTGCGGCATTGCGTATTTTTATTGCAATTTGTTTTTCAAGTGCTTTGTTTACTAAAATATATGCCTCTCTGATATCATCAATGGAGCTTTTTTCTGTTAATAAGTTTGGAAGATATGTTCCATAAACTTTGTTTATTTCATTAATAAGTTCACGTCGTTCTTGAGTACCTGCTTGGCTTCGGTTTAGTGCACCAAACAAAGAATCCAAAGAACGTTGTTCTTTAATTAGTTCTGCCGTGAATTTTTCTTCTGCCGTAGAAGCTTCTTTAGTACGTTTTGCATATTGGTAAATGGCCATTCCTGCTGTGGCAATAAGTGCAATGATGGCTCCAATAGCATTTTTACTCAATACGGCATTGAAGCGAGACATTGCGGCTGTGGCCATCCCTGTATTTCCCGCTAATGCATATTTAGCAGCAGAAAGTGCCAATATACTGGCAATTTTAATTCTTCTAAAGGATTCCGACGCTTTGTCAATAAGTAAGCTACCCACTTTGGCTTCTTTTAAACGATTTTCATAGATAGTAAGGGCTTTGACTGCTATGGAGTATGTCAATACAGAGGTCGTTAAGGTGATAACTGTACGGGAGTGTTCTGTCAGGAATCCTATTAAATTAACGATTTTACGGGTCCAGTTTACCGTACCGTTGATAACAGTGGTGATAGAAGGATTAAGTTTCTCAAGAAGTTGAATACCTAATTCATTCATTTTATTCTTTGCCTGATCTAATTTAGCTGCCGCTGTTTCTGATTTTGTGGCGGCCTGTTCCATGGCTACGGACGTACCGGTGACTGCCTCAGTGTAGTATTTTACCTTATCGGCTTCATTGATAAGTACGGAGGCCACATTGTATCCTTCTTCTCCAAATTGCTTCTTAATCTGGGCTGCTGAGAGTTGCTTTTTCTGAAGGTTATCCAAAGCTTTCTCTAAACCGACGATTTTGGGATTTGTATCATCTGCTCCGGTTTGTAGGGTAAGGAAGAATTTCTTTAAACCGGTACCGGCTATTTCGTCTTTGATACCTTTTTCGCCCAGTGTTTCAATAGTACCTACAAGCTGTTCGATAGGAATTTCGGCAGAGGCAGCAGCTACCCCGGATTTGGTGACGGCTGTGGTGACGGACTCTACGGCTGCTGCTCCATATTTAGAGCCGGCGGCCATGACGTTTGCATAGCGTGAAGCTTTGTCGGCACCATCACCGTATTGATTAAGAGAAAGGGTTACGGCATCGACTGCATCCTTCAGGGTCATACCTGATGCAGAAGCTAATATAAGGGTCTGTTTTGTCACCTCGGCCAAAGCTTCTTTGTTGTCAAGAAGTTCGGGCTTGGCAGAGCCTACCAATTTGTAGGCATCAAGAATTTCTGTTGCGGACTGTCGAATGCGAATGCCGGATTCGGTCATTGTCGTTGACAACTGGACAGCTTGCTGTTCCAACCAGTTTATATCGTCTTTGGAAAGTCCGGTAAGAGCTTCAACATCGGCTTTTGCTTCTTCACGTTTGTTTCGCTGTTCTCGGAGTTGGTTGAGCTTCATAGAAACTCCGGTGATAGCTGCTATGACAGTACCGATCAGACCAATATATTTGTTAATGAATCCAGAGGCACGTGACCAGACATTACCTTGTGCACCTACCTCGACACGCATGGCGGCTTGTGCTCTGGAAAGGGCTTCGGTGACACGCCGATTCTGCTCAAGAGCGGCCGTATATTGTTTCGTTCCGGGCACTGCATTACGAAGCTCTTTCCGGACACGGGATTGGACAGCAAGGAGTTCGTTGTAAGTTGCTCCGGAGAGGTTTTTGAGAACTCGTTCTGTTTCGGCTAACTGTTTTTCGTAATTCTGAAGAGTTCGGTTTTTTGCATCCAGTTCTTTCTTGAGGTCTTGGGAACGCTTTGCATAGTCTGCTTCTCTTCCGGTAAGTGACTTGAGTTTGTCTTCAAGACGAGAAATACTTTCTTTTACCAGGTCTATCTTATTAGTGGCTTCTGAGCCATCAATATAAAGTTTGATACTGCGGTTTAGGTCGTTTGCCATATTAGAGACTGTTTCGTTTATCTATGTATATTCGGGTAGCATCAATCAGCATGGTGTCGAAATAACCGGTGACGATATCGGCTAATTCATTGATCCGGTTACGAATTACAGGATCAAACCATTCGTAGGCCCGGCGGTTGCCTTCATTCTGTCGTCCGAGTGATTTGAGATTTGTATGGCGTACAATACCGGTATCTATCTCGACTCCATTAATTTTTTTGAGGTAATTCCATTTGGAACCGATGAAGCCACCCTGACCTTCGCCGGCGCCCTTGTGGATGTAGATTCCATGCCGAGGAAAGGAGAAACCAAGACGGTTGATAATACCGTATTTGTCGGTGTAGGCCCGTGGCTCAAGTTCGCGGGCTATTCGCATACTGCGGCCGGCTATTCCGGCTCGTAATTGTCGGGCCACACTATCTTGCCACTTTTCGACGGCCTTGTTATATGCAGTCAGTCTATCAGCATCCTGAGCCATTGAAAAGCGTTCGGTTTCTGAGACGGTTTCAAGGCGGATCAGTCCGGATGCCGGGGCATTAGTCAACTGTGTGGCTTTTCGGCGGGAGGCGTTATAGCGTTTGACTTCGGCACGAGAGGTACTTAATCTTTTATAATATCCCATCGTTAATCCTCCCAGTATGTTTGATCAATGAAATAGGTTTCAGGTTGAGCCAAAGAGAATGTCAGTACTACACCATAGAAATTATCACCAATCGGACCAATACCATTAAATTGAATGGTATCGTCAATGAATTCTGAAATGTCGGGGTCTTGCAGGATACAGTTCCGAATTTGTTTTGCGACAGCTTTGCATTCTTTTGCTGCCTGGTTGATTGTTTCCGGACGATCAGAAACAGTGTTCTGTGCAACAATGAAAGAGAATATATCATTGTTATTAAGCGCATCGGCTTCGTTTCGTTTTGATTCAGACTCACAGCCATCAACTGCAATCAGGATCATGCCGGATACAGATGATAGTTTATCATTAAAATTATATAAGTCCTCAAGTCCGAAAGCGGTGAAGAATCTGGGCTTTTCGGGTGTGTGGGCAATAGGCTTTAAGCGGATGGCAAGTGTTTTGCCATATTCAAAGTGGTTGTATATCTCCATAAAAGTCAGGGGTTAGGTTATGGAGACAAAAATAGCCCGCGGAAAGCGGGCTATAAAGGACAGGTAGAAAGCTACTGAGGTAACAGGATGTGAATCAATTCACGAAGTTGTGCGGCTGCACGTTGCTTCTCTATTGGTGATGTACTTTCGGATAATAGTATATCAATGAGGGCTAATGCTTTTTCTTTATTCATTGTGATTTGATTTTAAAATGATTAAATGTATAACGAACACTAACTAAAAGCCAAACGGCTCGTATTTCTGCGAGTTTGGCACGGCGAGTATTACGGGTCATAGCTGATTTCCTTTCTTGTTATTGGTATCGGCAATGGCATCAATGTATTTCCTAATGGTACGAAGTCCCATAATCAAATTAAGTCTCTCTTTGTCCGTTATATTACAGGTATCAATTACAAGGAGGGTATCAATAGCCTCTTCTAAAGAACGTTTCATCCAATCATGTTCGCAGTCTTGAATACGGTGGATGACTTCGATAGCGTTCTCCGTCAGGGTGATACCGTTAATTTGAGTAGTGATCATTGTTTACCTCCTTTCTTGGCTTTGATAACACAATAAATGGCTGCAAGAATGCAGGGAGGAAAGATGAACGTAGCACAAAGGCAAGCAATGGCACTGACATAGTAAGCGTCAGAGGAGGTTTTAACTTTGCAATCGGATGGGATAAAATCATCAATTGCGGAGTTGGACTGATGGGGGATTGTGGTGTGTTCCGGTGTGCGGAACTGAGGCACGAAAAGGGTGCCAGTGGATTTTTTTTTCATACTTACTGATTGTTTCGCATTTTAGTTGAGAACCGCGCAACTATCGGGACGCAGAAACGGCTGCCATCTCCCGTGTCGCGAAACAATCAGTAAGATTACTCCAAGAGCAAAATTACAAGGGAAAGGCAGCCGTATTGGTTGCTTTTAATAAAAGCTTCTACATATATTCTAATGGACATAAAAAAAGCCCATCGTTATTCGTTGAGCGTCTTGCATCGCTCTTGGTGATAAACATCACTGATTATTTCGCACTGCAAATATGGAGATAATATTTGAGAGTTGCAAATAATATTTCCATATTTATTAGGAGCTTATTGTTCAGAGGTCATTTTATTTAGATACTCAGTTCTTATACTATCTTTTCGGATTTTAGCTTGAAACATATCAGTTATATCAAACCTGATGCCATCTATACTATAGTAAAGATTATATTTAATATTTCCAGTATAAGAAACTGCATTATAATTTTGTTCCTCATTTTCTGATTTTAATCTTTTACCACTACATAATTGGCTTAAAAAATATTCATATGCAATTACTTTTAAATGATGAATATCACTATATGCATAACCATCTACAGGCTCAATTAGTAGAGTGATTTCTGATAAACGATTCCTAAAAAAATTTCCTCCAATAATAATTCTTATATCTGTTCCATGTCTATTATCATTAATGCACCAATAATTTTCTTCGGAAGATATCTTTCCTAAAATCTGCATAGAACGCAGCGAATCGTTTACCTGTTCAGGATTTAACCCCCAGTCTAAATTTAAGAAAACATCTTTTTGAATCGTGTCTTTAGAATACATAGCTAAACTATCCATGATATTACCATAATCGATGAAGTCGATTAATTTTAGAGGATTTTTATCTTCAATTGAGTGTAAAAAAGCAGAGGACTCTTGACTAATGATACCATCGTGTGTAGTTTGGAGGGGATTGTTACAACTTGCAGATAATATAAAAAATAGTGTTAAGTAAGGTGTGATTCTTTTCATTTTGGTTAGTTTTTATTTGTTACGGGGACAAAGATAAAACTTTAGCGGATAATTTTGTATATTAGCATGAAAATGAAAGAATATGAATCAGGATTTGCGCAAAAAAGTTTATGAAAGATTTCTGCATGATTTGAATTTACTGAAAAATGGTGTTACAATAGTTCAAGTTATGGTATTATTAATTTTAATATTCCAAGGGATATTAACGTTGATATTATTGAAGCGGCTATCGTGATGGCTATATTGGTGATATTAAAATAATTGGAACGAATGGTAGATGTTTTTACACTTTTATCCAGTTCTTTGTCTTCGTGGATTTCACTTATATACTGGTTCATTCCCATTTTACAGGCTTTTTCTCCTTCTAAAGTTAATCGCATCCATGCTTGTCCGAGCCGAGCTATCAGTTGATAATCCTTTTCTAAGGAATCAAGAACATAGGATATGTCTATATCTGCCTTATATCCAAAAATATCATCGAGTTGAGAGTGTAGTTCGCTTGTGTTGATTCTTGAATTATTCTTATTGATCGTATTTAAAGTTTCATCGGCTATTTTTATTTGTAAATCGTTCATGGTGTATAGGGCGAATCCCTTATCACTACGTGCCCAAAAGGTATATCTGACCTTCAATCCGATTCTACGGATTACGCAATGAAAAGGGATTCATATTATGATATTGATTGGGCAGGGACTAAAGTACAAAAAAAATCTTAAATATAAAAGAGAAATCTATGGAATCGATACCATGTTTATGGTATTTTTAAGGTGAATCTTAAAAAAAATAATGAAATATGTTCTTCTTTTACAGTAAAAAAGTAGTTTTGTGAGACAGTGATAGTAACAAGATGAAGTTAGTTAAGGTCTAAAAAGGAATTTGATATGACGAAAGATAGAAAAATATTAATTCTCAAAATATGCTTAGTACCAATCGTCTACTTTGTAATTAGAGGGTTGTTCAAATTAGGTGTTGTACAGAAATACGATGATTTCTTTTTGTTATTGTGTGTAGCTTTGCCGTTCATCTACGACATATGGGCTAAACGGAAAAAATATTTTAAATAATATGTAAGAGAGTAGGGGTATCAATGCTGATACCCCTACTTGTTTATTAAAAGCCGGCTACTTCATAATACTTGAAAAAGTAGTATAGACAGGGTTTTTCAATCTGCTTTTAGAATTAAAGTATAAGTTAAACTTTCTTTAGCATAATGACTGGTTTTATTATTGCATTTTAGTCGTAAATGTATTTTCCTGAGGCTATTTGGGTGCAAATTATAGTAAATTCCCGTAAATCGCGGATTAATCTACCATTTATTCTCACTTCTATACAATCTTTGTTTGCTGGTGCTCTGAAAGTACGGAATAGTATATCTATAGTTTTCCTTAATGGACCATTTATATTAAAGTCTTTATCTGTAATAGTACAAGGAATGGTCATAGTTGCGTTTAATGGTACGTATTGTACAAAACCATCATCATCTGTTACAACACCACGTATGACTCTATATTGAGAGGCCTGTGCAAGCATCTTGGCTAAACGCTGTCTTTTTTGAGCATCAGTTTTTCCAGGCGTGAGTCTTGAGCCTATTTGTATTTTAAGAGATAGTTCTATACCGTTTTTGTTCCCTGCATATATATTAGAAGACCTCGTAGCACTTTTAACAATACTATTACTTTCATCATCACATAGGGTGATAATACTGTCAGCACTTAGTGTGATATTACCAACTTCAATTTGGCCAGTTCTGAGTTCGACTCTCGATTTGGTAGGTTGAGGGAAATCAGGGAGTTCATTTTCTACTATTTCTTCTTGGTTACAAGAATATAAAATAGCACAAAATAGAAGCATAATGCTCCATAAACATTTCTTTTTCATAATAAGTCTAATTTAGAGTTTTACAATTAGGGTAATTAAATCACTCATTCTTTTGTGTAGCAAAAATATGAAATTAGACTATAACTATGTTATTTATTAAGAGGGAATTAACTTGATAAATAGGAAAATACCTATTTGTTGGTATTGATGTTCTATGATAAGAAAATGATTGCAAAACTATTTTGATTGATATCGGCAGGGATAGGGAGGATTTCTAAATTCTTCATAATGCATCAATTTACGTTTTGATAATAGGTGTTGGTAATAAAAAAGAGAGGGAGTATCGGCGTCCCTCTCTTGGCTGTGTTAATGTCATTTGACGTTTAATAGGTTTCCGATAGCTTATTTTTTATATCATTAAATGCACCTTCTAAAAATTGGCTACTTCATAATACTTGAAAAAGTAGTATAGAGCTACTTTGTGCCATTTGGTCAATTCCTTGTCTCCGGAAAGGATGGAAGAAACGGTACATTTGTCAATTCCGGTGTAGTTGCTCAAATGTTTATTCTTTAATCCAAGCCGTTCCATCCGTTTTTTGATCCAGTCGAGAGTGATACCATCAATGTCTTTACGGTCGAAGTTTACGGCGGAAACAGTAAGTTTCCAGTCTTCCGGAATTTCATCTTTGAACATGTCCCGGACACGTTCCGTCAGTTCTTTCTTTGAAAGGAACTTATCATTAACCAGGTCCTTTTGCTCGGCACGGACAATCAGCCGGCCTTCTGAGTAGGACACAATCTCAATAGCGATATGGGCATATCGCTGATACTGCCTTGCGAACTCTTCAATACGCTTTTTACTCTCGGCAGAGAGAGGGAGGATTTCTAAATTCTTCATAATGCATCAATTTACGTTTTGATAATCGGTATTAAAAAAAATGTTATTCGTTGTAAAGGAGGGGCTTTCGCCCCTCCGGATCACAATTTGATGAGTCTCATATGAGAGATGTCGAAAATAGCGATCTGTTTATTTTCACGCCCGAATCGCTTGGCTTCTTCAAGGTTAGTGAAAATCCGGACGGAATCAAAATAGAACTCTTGGTTCTCTTCATTCAGCCATCCGCCGACCTTCTTTTCGTGCATCTCAGCATGGTTAAGAACTCTTTTCAGTCCTTCTTCTCCGAAACTGTCTTGAGTCTCGAGATAGGCGACTGAAATACCCTTTGTGACCTTTTTTAAGGTTGTGAGGTCAACCGTGAACCCATCGGGGTTCTGCTTTGCTATCGCGAGGATAGCTTCGAACAATTGTTCCATAATATAAAGAACTTATGCGGACGTCACCCGCGTTTGTTATGACAATGCAAATATACAATAAAGTTTGCTACTAACAAACTTTATTGGAAGATATTTATTTGTTCTGCATATTTTCATTCAGCTCTTGTTGTTTTCTCAGAGATTCATCCATCGTATACAGGGCATCGATCAGGAATCCTTTTTTTATTTCGGGCTTTTTGGTCATGTCTGACTGTGCGAGGGAGTCTAAAAGACGCATTTGCGAATCAAAGACGCGACCATTACTCTTTCCGTTTCCGGAAAAGATACGGGGAAAGCCATTGGCAAGATAGGCCAGGCTCCCTATGATGTACCAGTACATAATCATTTTCACTCTGTGGGGAAGATGGCTGAGAATGGAAGCATCTTTCTCCAGACGATTGATATTGAATGTTTTGCTTGTGTGCCATAAACAGGCCAGAACACGGTTAATTTGTTCCGGGTCCTGATTCATGGCGTCAAGATAGTGTTGCAGGTGCATGAACTGTTCGAAGCGAATATCGAGCAGGCCATCTTCCGGACCACGGAATTTACGGAACCGGCAAAAGAATGTCCGATAGGGATTGACAGTGAGTTCCGGGTGTACATGGTATTTCATTTCGGTATCCTTTTCGCACATCAACAGGAAGTCGAAGAGTTCGGCCAGCCGATTGACTTCTTCAGGAAGAAGCAAATATTTCTTCTTGAGTGTCCGGAAAGGGATTTTATTGCCGGGAGTCCCAATGCTGATCTTTACTTGATGGCGATAGATATCCCGATACCGGCAAACATGTGCATTGAGACAATATAGCATCATGTGTACCTTCAGTTCTTCGATGGGAATATCGCTTTGTGTAAGATTAACCAGGTAGCTCAGTTGCTTTTCGGTGAGTTCATCCCAACTTTCCGGAACTCGGTAACAATCATCATTTATCTGAATGGTGTGCATATTGTTATGATATAGAGGTGAATATTCGCTTTTCTTTGGAGTTAAAGTTTATAGCGGTAACGGTTGGTGTGACTCCTAACTCCTCAGCATTTTCGGAAATGAAGTTTTGTATCTTTCCGGCGTAGTAGGTCGCTTGATCGGCGAAGAAATTACCGGTTGCTGCCTGATCCTGGTAGATGGGCCGGATAATGGGAGTAAACTCCGGTGTGTCGTTGATGGTACGCTGTTCACGTGAGGTCTGTGATGTATAGAGTTCAGCGGTTTTGTTAGCGAGGTAACGGAGTATGTGCCCCAGCAGTACCTTTTCTTTGGGTGTCAGTTCTTTCCCTGCGGTATGGGCATCAAGCAGACGTTGGTATAGGTCTTCTTTGAGCATTTCACGCACATTGCGTTCTTGCAACTGCCGGACAGTAGGTAGCATCATACGGAACGATACGGTAGAATACTCGATATTGACTAAACCGGTATCTTGAAATTCTCTGGCATCACGGATGAAACATGAAGAATCTGTGGCTTGTTTGCAGTGCTCGGCGTATTCGGGGTAAGTTTCCGGATGATCGGTCAGAAAAGTGAGCAGCCGATCAAGGGCCTGCATGCCACGAAAATAGAAGCTTTCTTTAGCGGCGGCAATTTTTGCTTCATTGGCCGGCGAGTAGGTACCTTGTTTGTTTTCGACCGTAATTCCACCGTCTCCGATACGTATGCCAAGTTCCGGAGTGGCAAGCATTAGGGTGAGAGGCCCCAGGGTGCGGAGAATTTTATCATTCAGCCTTTTATCAGTTCCGGTCAGTGCCTTTTCTACGGTTTTAATACCGATGTATGGCGTCAGATAGATATCCATAGCATCATCAATATACGGATTGATGGCTTCGTCAGGCAGTGTAGCATTGATTTTGACTACTTTCTTGAGTGTGTCGATGTCAGGGATGATAGCATTCATTTTTCTTCTGTTTCTGAGGTTAAACCTGTATTTTTAGTAGCTCCTGTCCCTTTGTCAAGCGTGGTAAGCTGACAGTTGGTGACGGAAAAGTAGATATCTTTCGGCCATCCGTTTACGGCTTTGGCAAAATAAAGGGGAGTGAGCGTGGCTTCCTGAAACATTTTCATTAAGGCTTGTTCGATGATGAACAGCTCACGGGCTTCAGTACCGTTAATACTCTTACCTTTGCCGGGAGCGGCACCAATGATGGAGGGATGTACATTCATGCCGTAGCAGATGGTGTTGCTTACTTCCTCGCTGTCTTCAATGTATTCGCCACCCTTGAAGAAGGAATCTAAAGTATTTATGATGATATCCTTATCCTCAAATCCTTTTACTCGGTCATAACGAAAATGGGACACGAAGCCTTTACCTGCATTCTCTTCTCCGGCAAGAAAGTCATTCATGTCCTGAAGGAAGGTCTCTCGCCGTACAGCCTGGTCTGCTTCGTTCGTAATTTTTTCATCTGCATATAATTTTCCCCAGAAATCCTCTTTGATGTAGACGATATAGCGCAATGCCATTTGATTCTTGATCAAAGCCTTCTTAAAGATAGGAATGGCATTCCCAAAGTCGTACCATCCGGAAACGAATACACTCCACCAATATGGTTTACTGTAATAGAATCGTCCGGGAGTCGCTATGCGAATGTTATGAATGAAGCGGCGGTCTTTGACGATCTCTTTTATTCCCTTTTCATTGGGAAACAAACCCATTCGTGTCTTTAAATCCCGCAAAGGTGCCTGGCGGTCCAGTAGTGGCGTCGCAATTACATCATCCGGCATACCTTCATGCCATTTGGCTGAGTAACCATGATATTCACTCTTGCCGGTCTTCTCATTGATTACGCTAATACGTGAACAGGTTGCTTCCTTTGCCTTTACTTGTACCAGTCTGGGCTGAGTGTCCTGATTAAAAATATATTCGACGTATGCATCGTAGAAGATCACTAAATCATTCGCTATCTCCATCCGGATAAATGGTATGTCGTTGTTTTCTATAAAATCGAATATATCCGGGTATTCTTCGGGCAAGACTTCTTCTTTGATGATTTTTCGGGTTTCCTTATCCCGGTATTTACGATATACGAGGACACTATCTCCATATACTACCTTGTTTTTGAATTCCACATTGCTGCCGACAGTTACGTTTGCTCCGATCTTCTTCATAATGTCATACATCATGTTGTTATTCCGCCCTCTGGGAACAAACTTTATTGGAGCCTCTTTCCCTTTGGGAACTACTTCAACGGTAGAGGTCTCCCGGTCAGTTGTGATATCGCTATTATCACTGAACTTTATGATTCCTTTTCCGCCTTTGGTGACTGCATAAGTTTCATATCCTTTTTGAAATAATTGGGGCTCAGGTTGTTTCTTCTTCATTAGAAATAAACTTTGATGTTATTAAATCGTGTAATCAGACATCTCCGGATTTTCCTGGGAGCATACTCACCTATTTGAAGTATGTTGACAGTGCTTCCGCTACTATGAAATGAACTAAGTACCGCACGCTCGTAGGTAATGAGTTCACCGGTACTTTTTTTGCAAAATTCAATGGAGAACTCAATGGGTTTACCCTCTTTCCGTTGCTCCATAAGTTCCCAGACTTTACTTTGATGTATTCTGTCGCTTGGCATAATACGATAGTGCTATGATGATAAAAAGCAAAGGTATCCCGATACTGAGGCCGTTTCTTATGCCATCATCCGTACCGGTTGCTACTTTGCTATCTTTCTTGGTCTCTGTCCCGGATTCTCTTTGTATGGTTTGACCGGATATCTCTCTCTTTGAAGAGCTGTTCGAAGAGTGTACAGTGTCATTACTTTCCTGCGCGGTTTTACTCTGTTTTTCGCTCCCTTCAATCTCGATACCCGATAGTGGGGGTAGGCCGGTTGTGGGATCGGGTGTTTGTGCCGTGTCAAAATGGTACGTGATCTTCCAGGATGAACCGTGTTCGTCTTTAGTGGTTTTGACTTGTGAGGCAATGGTCCCAGTACCGGTATTGAGTTCATTGTAATTATGCTGAAAAGTTCCATTCTCTTTGAATTGATTAGAATGTAGAGAAGAAGAACGACAAGCACACAGCAGTATACCAACTGAAATGCAAGCAAAATAAATGATAAGGTGTACATGATGTTTCATTGTTTACGGTTTTGGCAAATTAAATCGGTACATTTCATGGTTTTTAGCTCTGTTATCAAACGATTGTTTTCGTTGATTTTCAAATCCATAGTCTCAATACGTTTGGATAATGTTTCAACTTTATTTTCCCAGCGTGCCTCACTATCTTCTTTATCCTGTTTGAGTGAGTTGATGTAACTTCTTTGATCGGTGATCATTTCCTGGTAGACATCCTGCATCGCTTTCATTGCATCAGCTTCTGCACGTTTCTTGGTGTATTTGATAGTGACAAATGCTGTGGCGGTTCCGACTAAACCGCCGCCGAAGAGAAAGACCATGATATAATTTAGAATCTCATTCATCGCTTTTTTATTGCAAATGTATTGTGTACAAGCGCTTACGTAAAGGACAGAAAAACGGCACAATGTGCCGGAGCGGTATCGCATGTGCGATGATTTTTGAGGAGGGGGGCAGCATATAAGAGAGAAAAAAAAGTTTGAGGCGAAACTTTTTCCGAGGGCGGTGCGTGGTCTTCCGACGGATAAAGGGGAAATTTTTCCCCTTTAAGACCCTTTTTCCTTTGTGAATCAGTATTTTATTTTTTTTGCCGTGGGAATCTTCTGAGATTTAAAATTTCGTTAACATAAATTATGGGTTTACGCTTTTTCTTCCCAAAAGTATCTCTTTGTTGACTCAATGCGGTTTGATTTTTGAAAAAATGATTCGGATGTCGGAAAAATAATTTTGAGACAAGAGAGCAAACGTCTGTGTGTGATGTGTAATATTTATTTGTGGTATGTATTTAATGTGTTGTTTTACAGATGTTTGCGTTTTTGTATGTGAAAAAAAAGTGTTATATTTGTAATGTAATCAAAAGGGGATAGGGTTGCACTCCTATCACTTAAATGTTTAATTTTTAACGTAAAACAAAATGAAAAATGTATCGAGCGCAAAAAGCGCAGAGGCTAAAGCCGTAGTGTTAAGTAATGTAGCTAATAAGAAGAATGAAACAGCCCCTCTAATTGTGCTGCCATCCCTTCCAACCGAGAAAGAAGAAACGAAAGAACAGGTTTCGGGCAAAGTTGAAACTCCCGTTCAAACTTCCAAGAAAGAGAGTTCTTCCGTAGTAGCCGCACCCAATAAGCGTCTAAGTATTGATGAACTCACCGAAAAGGCGGAGCGTGTTTATCTGCTCCGTCAGAAATATCAAGAAGTGAGAGAAAAGCGGAAACAGCTTGAAAGCTTTACTATCTCACATGATAAAAATAATGCCCAACTTACTTTGGTAGACGCAAAAGGGCTTTCCATTTCTACAAGTAATCCCGTTGCAATTGGTAAGTTGTTATCTGATTGGATGTTAGATTTAAATAATCACTTGGCGAAAACCGAAGAAGAAATTCGTTCAGAATTGGAACGGCTAAATTAAAACAAAATCCCCCTACATCGTTGCACCGATGAAGGGGGAACAAAATCAAACCGAAGTTTAATTTTTAACGTACTGCAAAGATGGAAAATATTTTTGATTCTGCAAAAACAATTCAAGAAAAACGCACAATATTAAAAGGTTTATCAAAGCCGCTTCAAATTTTGGTGAAAGAGGCTGCTATTCCTACGGTAAACGATGGACTGAAAGCGATATACGCACAGTCTGGGCACACCGAACTTAAAACGCTGAAACAGTGGAATAAGGAGGGCAGGAGTATTAAAAAAGGTTCCCATGCCTTATGCCTTTGGGGTGCACCTAAGAAAGTAGAGACGACCCAAGTAGAAGAAGCACAGGGAGAAGATAATGACCCAATGAATTTCTATCCGATTTGTTTTGTATTCTCAAATTTGCAGGTATATGAAAAACAATGATTTAACTACTTATGGGGAGTATTTGGAAAAGCTATCCCCAAAACACGGACGGGAAAAGGTATTTAATGACTTTCTGCAAATAGTCGTTTGTTGCCTCTCAATGGGACGTAAGGAAGAACTTTATTTCAAAACGATAAAGCCCTATGACAAAACAGAACTGGATTTGTTTTCACAGGCTTTTGCCGCACTTGTTATGCAGATGGACAGGCAACCACTGGTAGACCCGTTCGGAGACTATTTTCAAGAGTTTTTAAGCAACGCCCAAAACGGGCAGTTTTTTACACCGTTTGGGGTATGTGAATTAATGAACCAATTGATAACAGCTCCTAAAGTAAATGATCAGCCTAAACAGGGAGATCGGAGGGTATTAGACCCTGCATGCGGTAGCGGAAGACTCCTTTTATCAGCAGCCCAAAAGGATAGAGCATTGACTTTTGTCGGGATTGATATCTCATATACCTGCTGTCTCATGACTATCATTAATTTGTGTCTGAACAGCTTAAACGGGGAAGTATTACACATGAATGCCTTGACGGATCAATGTTGGCATCGTTGGTTGATTATCGTTGATAGTGTAACCAAGATACCGACCGTTTATGAAGTGGAAGCCGGAATAATAAACCAACCGCCTGCATGTGCGGATGATTTAAAGCCTTTACCGGTGACAGGGATCATACAGCCGGTAAAGAACATGATTCCCGCCAATTTTGTACGTTATACCCCTAAATGTTAGTAATATGGAGAAAGTTTTGCAATGTGTCAGACTTCCGCAAAATGGTAAAGGCACAATCGGGTTTAATTTGAAAGGAGAGTATTTAAAAAAATACGGTTTCCAGTTAGGAGATAAAGTAAAGGTGGAAATTAGCAAAAATAAGATTGTTTTATTTAAGACGGGCAATGTGCTGGAATGATTGAAAAAGTGGCAGAGCGGGCAGCAAAAGCACTCTGACAGACCTTGAGAGAGGGGGGAGAATGCTTTTGCGTCGCCCGGCTGCGCCGGGGTGAAGCGGAGTCCGCCGATTGCTCTTTTGGCAGAGAGGGCGGGATTTTAAACGCCTGAAATGGCGGTTGTTTGACGTAATTTTAGCAATTACGAAAAGCGGTATTTTATTTCCGATTGAGGAAAAATATTCCTCCGGTGCCGGTTCCCGGACGTGTGAAGTAGAAATTCATGCCGAGCCATAATGTGTCGAAGGCATCCGTAACATGGGTTTTGTATTGATCCGGATTGTCCGGAGTATCGTCAGTACCTTCCGGAGCTTTGTCCTTCTCAAAACCGTTTTTACCCTGCTTAATACCGGTTTGCTCCATGGCGATCTTGAGGAACTCGTTTTGATAGAGATTGAAACGAATCCACAGGAATTGCGGATCACCTTTCAATGCGAGATCGATATTGAGGTGTTTCCATTCATGTTTGGGTGCCTGTCCGACATATACCATTGCAGGAGTGTATCGGTTCTCTTTGAATACACGTTCAATGATATCCGCATAGGTTTCTGTTGTGGAGCCCGACTCCCAGGTAAAAGTATGATCATAGTAGACGACTACATCGTGATTGAGCTTGGGACGGTAATAGTCAGCTATCTGTTGTACCAGGTCTCCGAGTTTGGATGGGGTTTTGACATAGAACGATTTGATGATTTTCATCGTATTCCCGTCCAGTTGTGCCACTACCGCTGTCGAGATTGACGCATTGGAGTCGAATGCAATATGCAGTTCTTTGTCAAAATCAAGGTCACCGTCTCCCAGGCAGCCGCAGGAACTCAGTTGCTTCCAATTACTTCCAAGATTCTTCAGCCTTCCGTTATCAGCCGGCTGATAGAAATGTATGCGGTCGTCCAGGGCACTGTAAAAGCCATTGGGAACTTTCATCAGCCGTTCGTTCAGAAAGGCGGTACGCCATACCAACGGGGGAGAATCACGCTGCATCTGCCAAATGAAGTCTTCTCCCAGGACCTCAAGGTTATCAAAGACATCATATTCACCATAAAATACAGTGTATTCCCGTTTTTTCTTATCATTCGGTTTGAGTGCAGGCTGAAACTTCCGGGCTATGTCAAGATCACGTTGAAGTTCCCGGATCATCCGCATGGTGTGTTCGGTCAGCGGTTTACGTTTGTAATCCTGAAGTTCTTTATACAGGTTGCGAATGAGTTGGATATGTGGGGGCTGCATCTCTTCCTGTTTGTCGAGAATCCAGCGTCCCATGGATGATCCGGGCATGTCCGTTGAGTAACATACGCTGTGATGGTGAGGACAGTGCCCGAAATATTGCCGGTTTCCCCGGTTGGCCGGATTGACCTCGTTCTTTATCTTGTCATAGGAAAGGAACTTTGCCTCTGGCCCTATCACCCAGTCAAGCGACATGGAGTTTGCGGACATCCCTTGATTAAAGGAAAGAATGACCATGACCGTGCCATTCCAGAAATGGAAAGCATTACTCCATCCGTCTCCGAGTACCGGACGGACAGGCTTGGCAAAGCCCATGGAAGGTGGTGCTTTATGGCCAACGACATAATGTATATTTTGAATGTATCCCCATTCGGCGAGTGCTTTACAGATAGCCGGAAGGGTATTCCCCCAGGCTTTAGCATAGCTGGGAGAGATCATTCCACCCAACGAACCGGGCATTTCCCAGACGTTCCTGAGAATGAAGCGGGCGTCGATACCTTCTGACTTACCGGTACCACGCGATGCAACGATGTATTCGTCATGTGCGGCAATAGCCATTGCCTGGCGTTGCATTTTGTTGAAGAACTTCCGTATCACATTGGCCTGTTTCATGCGGAGTTCGTATGCCGATGGTATGGGAGAGGCTTGGGCTGTCATTCCTCAATATCCTCCTCTTCAATGGTTTGAATATCTGTCGCCTGTTTGGTCAACATATCTTTGCACAAGCTGCGGAGTTCCTGACGGCGTTGCTCCAGATTGTCTATCACTTCAATACCCTCAAGTGTCGTCACGTCGTCGGAAGGTTCAAAAGATGGGGGAATAAGCTGACTGAAGTCGAATGCGTCATCGTCTTTGTCGGAACGGGTGTATTTACCTATCTTGTCGAGAGCGGCGGCAGCTCCTTTGGCATCTCCGTTGTCGATAGCGAGTTGAAATGCCTTCTTTCCTCCTTCTACGATCATGTAGCGATACCAGGATTTGGCCGCCAACTGGATGTTACCGACCAGCCGGTTGATCATACTGATATCGCGATAGGCCTGTGATTGGGAAACAGGTTCCGCTTGCCCTCCACATCCGTGCATGAGAAAAGTAACGAGCTCCTGGTCTTCAATTAATGGGCTTTCCATTTTCTTACTAACACAAAGCATCATCCGATTCTTAATCTCCATCTCCTTTGGTGATAACTGGAGAGCGGATTCACCCCGATCTTTGAACAGGGAGCGTTCGATGCGGTCGTAGGTTGTGTCTTTTTTCGGCATAATTTAGTCGTTGATGATTTGTTCTTTCATGTATTTATCAGCAAGTGGCTCGGCCGCCGGACTTCCGGCCTTGGCTAACTTGATCACAGTTTTTCGGAGTTCGAATTTTGTTTGCAGGCGTCCCTGATGGTATGCTTCGTAGATAGGAGAATGATGATGATTTCTGCAAATATCACAGAAGTAGCTGCGTTCACCGGCAGGCAGCGAAATTAGAATGGCGATTTCTGCCGGAGGCAGCAGAGCTGCGGCCATCTCTCTGATTTGTTGCAAGGTTTCATCTGATAACTCCATTTCTATTCTAATATTTCGTAACTGATTGCTTGATTATATGCCTGCTCGAACATTTCCGAGAAGTAATTGAAATGCTTTCCGGAAGTGAAATAGAAGCCATTTTCCCAGCGGTGATTCTGGTTTAGGTTCGCGGAACCGGCAATACCGAACTGATATTTGTCATTTTCCACCAATAACACTTTTGCATGACAGGAGTCAATCCGTATGCGTGGTGTGATGTTGGAGGCAAACAGTAACAAGTCAAGCTTGTGCCGTTTTACCGTCGTATCGAGCAGGAGGGTCAGACCTGTAATTTTTTTATCATCGGCCAGGAAGAAGAGAGGGCGTAAACTGTCCTCTGAGATACTGAATGTAGCGATCCTTATATCCGCCGGTCCGATTTCAGATAAAAGAGAGGGCAACACTTCATGTATTGCCCAGTCTCCTTTGTGCATGAACGGTTCGATAGAACCGGGACACAAAGCCAAAGGAAAGTTATCCTGAAACCTTTTCACCTTGTTCTGTCGATAATTCTGCCGTTAAAGCGGCTAATTCAGTTTCGTATTTAGCAATCCGGTCGAGTGCGTTCTGCAGAACAGCCTGTTTTCCCTCTTTCCCAGCCCTCTCTGCGGCAGTTTTGCTGTTCGTAATGTTCTGCTTCAGACGTTTGATCTGACGGGCTATTTCGAAGCCTCTGACCACTGCATTTTCACTATACTCAGGACGTTTAGCATCAAGCTCTAAGGTTGCCTGTTTGCCTTCTGCGTAATCGTCAATCTGTTTCCAAAGTTTGCGACGTTCGTCGTCCAGCTTGCAGAGTTCTTCTGCGAGGGGGTGACGTTCCTCTGCCGGGATATCCGGATTCGCAATATCATTATGGAGACTGGCGTACAGGGGAGCGATCTCTTTGATACGGGCGTATGCTTTACGTAAGGCAGGAGTGAGGGATTCTTCTGTTACGATCTTGACGCCCGGAGTGTTCAAGGCATCCAGTTCGCCCCGGATAGCAGAGAGCTCTTTCATTTTCTCCTCGAACTCTTCATTCAAAGCGGAGAGTTCGTCAGCATGATTTTCCGTGTCACTCTCAAGTTCGCTGATACGGTTATGCAGTCCGTCGATCTCCTCTTGAAGTCGGTCGATTGCCTCTTTCCGGATATCGGTTTCTTGAGTCCGTTGTTCATCATTCAGTGTTTGAACGATCAGGATCTCTTCGAATGCAGCCGGGTAAACAGAAGGAGCATCTTTTATTTCCCTGGCTATTTTAGTCAGTATATTGACTAATTGTGTAAAGTGAGGATCGAAAATGTGAGGATTCTCCGGTGCTTGGGAAAGATAGTTCCCATAGCTGCTCTTGGTGTTTGCCTTTGCTAAGGCGTTAAAGAGTTCCATACCGTCAGCGTACCTACGCTGACGGTTTGACAACCATTTTTCTAACTGTTCGTTTCTTGTCATAAAATATATGTATTATGTTAACCTCCGGAACTTGGAGCCGGTTTCAGGCCTGCAATGACTTCCATGTCGATTGGTGTCCCTAAAACAACAGCCGATTCATTTGCGTCACAAGTGGCTGTATAGGCAGTTCCCCGCTGATCCGCGGCGAGCTTACCACCATCAAAGGAGGGTGATACATCGGCATACATGCCCGGTTTACCCATCAGGAATTGTTGGCCGTCGGAATCTTCGAAGACGAAGTACCCCGGAGTGTTCTTAACAAGTGTACTGAAAGCATGCATTCCCGGAGTATTGCCGGGAAAGAAAAACTCTAAAGTCTGCTTAAAAGATTTTCCGTCTGTTTCGCCTTGAATTTCCGCTTTATAACCTACTTTCCCTTTTGTGGAATACAAGTAAATCGGCTGAGTGTAGGTTCCGCCGCTTGGAAAAGTGAATGATCCTGAAGCGGTAATCAGGTCCTCATTCGTAGTAGGCTTTGCCGGAATCATTGGTACGGTTGAAGGAGCGTCATACGGAATAAAGAGCAGCCGTCCTTTATAACCTCCCATGTTGTTTTGCCCGATATTCCATTTTAACGGGGCAAATGCCGGGCCGGCAGCCAGAACGGTTAAACCGTCTGATGTCAGAAGATGATGGCCGATCCAGTTTCCGGTATCCGGAATGGCCGCTTGTACTTCCGGAAGCAAGAACAGGCAGCAGATAAGCAGGCATGAAATGCAAAGAATAAATCGTTTCATAATCAGGTAATTGTTTAGTTTATGTAGGGGAAGGTAAGAGTCCCTTCCCCCGGATTAGTTAAGTATAGGCTCCGGTAGCGGTGGCTACTTCACCGGCAACAACTGTAACCTGTGTATTTGCCGGTTTGGTCTTGCCATCGGCATCAGTGAACTCGATGGTGTATTTTCCTGGAGGAAGTCCAATGATGCATTGGCCGTTACCGCGTTTGGCAACTTTTCCCTGGATACTCCATTGGCCTTTGTCGGTGCCGGTGATGGCTACCTGCACTCCGCCGGTTTTACAATAGTCACCGGCCAGGTCAAGGGATTCGTTCTTCTGCTCGTTACAGCGGAAGACTTTCTCATGCCAGTCATTGATACGTGTATCGTATCCTGCTTGCAACCAGAACTGCCATTCGTTCGGGTCCTCGTAAATATCACGTATCTGGCAGAATTTAGAAGCCGCCTGAGTATTGAACGCCACGTCTATGTTACCAACTTTCTGAAGGGTCAGCCGGGAACCTTGGCCTAAAGCTTCGTGGGAGGAGACAATCAGGTTCGGACACATGGCGTCTTCCCGCAAGAGTTCAAGCATGCGTTGCATGGAAGGATATTCCTGCATGCGTAACTTATTACGTAATGCTGAACGGGCAGCTTTCAATACGGTTTCAGCACACAAAAGCTGTGGTACACCGCCTATTGAAGAACGAAGGTAGGTGTTTGCCCCTCCGATCCATTCCACCAGATTCTCGTAAGCTGCATAATCTGTATCTGATGTTGGCGCGGCAAACTCTCCGGAAATAGCGAAATTACCACGGGCCGCATTTACATCGCCACGAGTGATCAGCATGTCCATCTTGGTATAAATACCATCGAAAGCCCCGCCGGGTGAGTTGGAATCTTCATCCCGTTCGGCAGAGAACAGGCTATATACGATATCTTCCAGATGCGAACGTACCAGGGTAAATGCAACCTTGGTTTCCATCGGATGTTTTTTCGTAGTGTTGCTTACTGGAGTGCCACCGATGATCAGCAGTTCGTTGTCATCGTACTTCTGGGAATTTTCTTTGGTGATGCAGACAACATCTTTCGGCTCGATGACTGAGGGTTCGTAACCTAAGAGTTTATCGACCAGTCCGAAGTTCTTTCCGATTTTATACGATTGCGTACCACCGGCACGACGCCGCTCGTTGATACGTGCGTGTTTGCCTTGCAGGTCCATAACATTCAGCTTCAGTAGGTTTGCCACTTCGGTGAGGGTGGCAAACGGCAGCGCACGAAGTGCCTGGTCATAAATGACCAGTGCTTCGTTCAGTTTAGAGACATCAATTAGTTTATTTGCAGCCATTTGAATAGACTTTTTAATAGTTAAAGTTTAGGTTATTAATACAGGCCCTCAGCTTTTAATTTCTCGGTGATGGCTTGATAGTTTCCTGCGTTTTGGTCACAAAAAGCAGATAACTCTTCCTGGGTTCCGCTACCTTCAGGCTCTTGTTCAGGAGTCAGACCGGCATGCCCCGGTGTAGGACCGTTCTTCAGATTCTTCACTTGCTCTTCAAGTTGGGTGATTTTAGAATCCTTCTCAGTGATAGAGTTCTTGAGAGTACTGATCTCGTTATCCTTGCCGGATGTAGAACCGTTCAGCTCTGTAATCTTCGCGTTGGCAGAGTTTAGTTTCTCTTCAATATCGGTCTTAGCCTGTACAAGAGTAGCGTTCTCTGTCTTTAATCGTTCCATTTCAGTATGGATAGAGTCCAGGTTTTCAGCAGACAGTTCGGTGGTTTCCGCTTTATCTTTTGAAATTCCCAGGAAAGAGAGGAAGCCGGTCCACGATGGTTTGTAATTCATTGCCTTTTCTTTTGGGATTGTTAATGCTGGCACAATATTCGTGTCCATACCCGCTGCCAGTAAAACGGAGGAGGAACGGTCGTATAAGCGCACGGCATGGGAATTGGCCGGGATATCCACGATGGAAGCCTCCATGATTTCTGCTTTGGTAACAGTTTCGCGTGTTTGTCCCGGAAGCAGATATTCTTTTTCGGAGGATGTGGCCAGGATACGTATACCAATACTTGCGGCCCGTAAGGTCCCTGCTTCGTATTTCGCGGCAATGGTCTTCGATAAATCGTCTACCTTGTCGAAAACAGGAATAGCAGAAAGCACGTCGTCCTCTATCTTGATATCGTCCCAATATCCGATTGCTTTGTAATCACACCATAGGGGTGATCCTTCATCACGGAAATGCCCATACAGCATCACCGGGTTGTCAATGAAAGCTTCAAGAAGAAGTCCAGCAGTAAGAACCCGGTAGCCGTACCGGTTGAGTGATGAATCTGATAAGATGATGCGTTTTTGGCTCATTGCACTTATTTTGTTGCAATGATACGGCTATATATAATGATGTCGAAGGACGGTTATAACTCTGTAACAGGTAGTGGAGGATAGTCGCCTTTTCCGGAAAAAGTGGCTTCAATTCCGGAGAGGTCGGAGGCCTTGGTTCCTGTTTTCTCTATCACGGTTCCCAGAAGCGGGTACTCTTTACTTCCATACAATCGGATATTGCCATTCGCATCCTTGCATCTTACTACGCAACCACGTACATTGATAGTCCGCAGGATGTGAAGTTCTGAATCTGTCAGTCCTGTGCGTTTCAGGCGGATGGTAAGGGTCTGTTTGTATAGCGTACCGGCTTGAGTGTCGTCCGCTTCCACATCTGGAGAAACTCCCATATAGGTGATAGGCAGGTTTCTCCAGGTATTGGGCCGGTGAAGGCTGATAACGGCTGAGTGATTGATGACTGAAAATAAACTTATTTCATCCGTGAACAGGAAATCTGCCTGAATGACTCCTCCGATATTGTTTGTATTCATATTCTGTTGATTTACAATATACTATCTGTGATTCTCTCTTTTCGAACATTTTTCACTCAAAAAAAGGACATTTAACTACGCTTACTCGATGAATTATTCTCGCTTTTTATAGCTCCTTTTTTCTTTTCTCCTCACTTTTGCCCTCCAACGCTGGTAGTGTTTGAGAAAAGCTTCTTCCGTAAGAGAATCAATTCCATATCTGCGCATGAAGAATTGCACTCCATCAATGTATTTGATTCCATACCGGTGCTTCTGTTCGTCCAGGTATTCATGCAACTCCGCCCACATCATCAATTCTATTTTCCGGGAAATGATCACCTGGGAGCGAAGTCCTAAATAGTTGTAGGTCACTGGCGATTTACCTATACTTCGTTCAGGCAGACAGATTTCTAAATTACCACGATCAACCGGAGCTTCTGACGGTCTCTTCTGAAGAAGGTCGAATATTACGTGATAGATATTCAGGTTATCGGGAAAACGGACCGGATCAGAGGTCAGGTTACAGTATTTGCCGCGGATATACTCACATAGATGCGGAGGAACTTCGATTTTGGTAGTTATCATTTAGGTCATAGAATGGTTTACGCTAATATACAAAGTTTTGCGGACATAAACAAGACTTACCGGAACAAACTAATCCCCCTTGCAAAAACGGTACTCCTTTTTTGTGCAACTGTGTAAATCGTGCAGTCTTATCATATAATGTGTTGATTATAATTGGTTTATGTCTGTACGAAACATGGTACGTTTTTGTACGATTGGTTCATTGTGCGTACAAAATACAATTTTGTGCAATTTAGTACGAGGCGTACGTTTTTGTACGAAATTTGTGCTCTGTTCAAATATTTGATTTATAGTGTAATAAATACCGAATTGCACCTTTCTGCACGAAAGCACAAAAATATTCTATATTTTTAAGGTAGTCTCTTTTACAGAAGAAAGAAAAAATAAAAATAATATATAGATACCTCGTTGCCGGCTTTACTTCGTCTCAGGCACAGTTGTTCAAAACGTTCTTCTAAGCAAAAGGGGGTAAAGGGGGAACGACCGAAAAAACAAAGCCGCGATACGCTGATGCGTACCGCGGCCGGATAAATGTTCCGACTTGTGCTATCGCAAATCATTCGGATAAAACACTTGAGATACCAACTCGTACTCACGGGGCAGTGACTTCACACCTACACAAACACATATACCTCTTGCTGCAAGCTCATACAGCCGTTGTGTTGTGACGATAGAACCCCGGAAATGATAGTTACTGCAAAGCACAAAATATGCAGTTGCGAGGTCAAAGGAATAAATGTCCTTGCTTATGATCTTGAGTGCATCGGACGGAATCTTGGCAAAACCTAAACGGACGGCCAGGCGTGCGATCAACTGCTCACGCTCGACGGGATCAGGAGATATGACTACGAATATTTTATTCTCTTTTTTTATCATTGTAATGTTGTGTATATCAAATAAAAGATGTATCTTTATAGGGTAATAAATTGGGATAATATACTCTTATCGTCGTGAGTAGAAATGAACCCAGGATTTGGATTTTACGAACTTCGCGCACCGGCGAATAATTGTATAATCATCCGAAAACTCAAGTAATGCATCCGTTAACTCTTTCTGTTCCGTCTCTTCCTGAATAATCCAACATGCACACTTTATAAACAAGTCATAGGAGGACGCCTCACAGTGATCCATTACACGAATACTTCCGCATTCCGGAATGCTATCCAGCAGCAGATACACTGCGTTATAAAAGCGATTAAAGCGCTCCGGATTCTCTTTGTATACGGATATCAATTCGTTAATATTGGTCAGTTTAAAAGAAGATAGGTTCATGGCATGTCATTTTATGGATTATAACTCAATTTCTGCTCAGGTTCCGGAGGGAGTGGGGGAGCATCCCGCTTGGGATCGAGCATTTCAATACTTTCGGCTACGATTTCAGAAACGGTTCGCTTCTGCCCGTCATTTGTTTCATACTTCCGGGTTGTGAATCTGCCTTCAATATACAGTTTGCTCCCTTTGTGGGTGTACTTCTCAATGGTTTCCGCCAATCCCCTCCAGGCTACGACGGGTATCCATTCGGTTCTCTCCGGAATCGTTTGACCGGCTTTGTTTGTATAAGCGCGCTCTGTACATGCAATAGAAAATTGGGCTACTTTGATACCGGCTTCAGTGGTACGGACCTCGGCATCACGTCCCATGTTGCCGATAAAAATACATTTGTTTACACTCATTGTTTTTATGTTTAAGTTAGAAAACGAGTTTACCTGTCGGTTGTGGTAACCGGCTATTATCTTCTTCCGGGATAGGTTGGGCTCCGGTTCCTACCGTAAAGTACTCTACACCTCCGGATTTATCATCTACAACCGCCTTCCCGTCCTTATCGACTTGAAAAGGTTTCCCGGTTATACTGTCATATTTGTGAGGATTGAATACATAACCTTTCCATGCGCAATACATTATAAATTTCTTCTTAAATGCAGTTGGTGATACAAACTTTCGTTGCTGATTGTCGTATTGGCAAAATGCGTCATATAAATCTTTCCGGGGTAAACGGACATTGAGATGCTCTTCTCCGGAGAAGTATTCATCAGCCCAGGAGATGAGGGTTTCACCCATTTCCTGACGCAGCTTTCTTTGCTCTAACCTTTCGCCGGGAGCCTGGACAACGCCATAAGTCAAATACAATTGGACGCAATTGGCCAACAGGTTCCAGGTAAGATTCCATTGTTCAAAATCCCACTCCGAGAAGAAGAGGACCCCGAAGTCGTCAACCGGCTTATGGGTATCGTTATAGAAATCGGAGAATGCAAGCAGCCACTGGCGGTCCGTGTAACTTGAACCACTGCCACGGATGGCATGGTTGGTAGCAATATACATTTTGGGTGATCGCGCAAATGGTAAAGTGATCCTTCTACCTCCTTTATAATTTACTGACCAATCCCCGGTAATGTTGGGGAACAGAAATTCAAAGTTGAAGTTTTGTAACACGTCGTCAATAAAAACGAGTTTAGTGTTTTCCTGAATGTCATTCCATACAAATTGATCATTAAAAAGATCAGAGCGTTTTCCGGGAATATAGGCTGTAGGAATGATATTACGCATCAATTCCCCTACAAGTGATTTCCCGGAACGGCCGTTACTTTCTCCTACTTCAGATTGCTTGCCATCCATGCCGATGACAGCTCTGGCCACATTATTGTCTTTCGCTTCCATAACCATGTATCCGATTGCACACAGTTTACTAAGGAGATGGATACGATTTTCATTCTCTTCTTCCGGCTCTATTTCTTCAGCAGATTTTCGCCAGGTAAAGTTACTGGTGTTGATCAGGAACTGGAGGTAATGGGATTTCTTACCGGCCTCTGAAAGTTCGTAAGTAAATGTGTTGTCTTGCCGGCTAAAAGTAACCAACGGTTTACCCAGGTATTTGGCCGGTGTCATTTTACGTTGCTCTTCCCAGATGTGGTGTGTGATATTTTCGTAACCGAGTTCGCTTACAGAGTCTCTTGTGACCAGCCAGCAATTTTTATCAAAATAGAAATACTGGGATTCCCGGTTGGGCTTAACGAAATTGGGCTGAATGAACTCAAGCAGGGATAACTTGTCCGGACCCACATATTGAGACACGCCTTTAATCAACATTTCATTTACCTCAGTCTTGCAATTATGCTTGGCAAACTGAAACAGGTAGTCACGGGCATCAGAGGCATCGATAGCACGAACGACAGGCGGTTCAAGGTGAATGAACTGATAACTCTTATCAATTCTCCGGAGACGTCCGAATCCTCTGTTTTGCAAGAAGTTTTGTGAGTTGACATAGCAGAACTCATATTCAATACGTTCATTTTGGCTACGATCATATTTTGTGACTTCTCTCCAGAATTTTTCATCATCGTCAAAAGGTTGTGCCAAGATTACTTTTCCATGTTCGTCGAATTTCCATCGATATCGGCCGAATAGGAATTCCGGCAGGTTACGCAGGAGGTCGGCATGACGCTCGGCAAAGACTTCATGCGAGTGGAGTCCCCATAATTCTTGCAATTTATGATCTGTCCAGGTAGTTACCTTGAACATCTCAATGTATTTGCCTAAACCTTTCTTTTCATTGCAGGCAAACTCAATATCGGCGGCCAGTTCTTCTTCCTTTCCACGTAGAGAATTTGCAAGCAGATCATCAAGGCCTTTGTCTCCTGCTTCGTTCTTATTAATGTGTCCGACGAATATTTCAACGAAGATGTTCCGGTTCTTGAGAGAACGCATATATTCTTTGAAATTTTTTGCTGCATAGAAAAAACAGCGGGGACGCTTTTCGACCTGATCATTGATCCGGATATTGGAGCTGATATCGTCCCAGTCCGAATCAAAGATAAAAGCAACCTCCTGTACCTCACAGGTAGAGATGATCTTCACCAGGTCTTCCGGAAGGGCACCGTAAAGACCGAGATTCTGTATACCGCTGACCGCGATAGACGGAATGCCGTGCTTACATGCTTTCTCCGCTTTCTTTTCACCTTCTTGAATATAGAGACGGGGTATCTTTGTCTTTGACTTATAGAGACTGCGTATGCGCTCTGGAATATAGATCGGAGTACCGCTGCCACGCGGGGATTTGTATTTGTAAGGTTTACCCTCTTTATCAAGGTGGGCATCCGGAAACTGCCATCTGATACGATAATATTCTTGAGGAGTACCAACGTCCCTTCTTTTATTATCTTTCCGGGTGAAGACAACCGGCATTCCTTCCAGATCATAATATTCGATGATGACATCATCTCCCTTAGTGGTTAACATTCCTCGTTCATCAATGGTACCAGGACGGAAAGTACGTTGTTCGAATATACTTTGTGTATCTCCTGTCTTATAGACCTTTGCTGTGACATCCTCAAAGGTAAGACCTGATTCTGCCAGCATCCTGGCACAATAACTGTCGACATCGATACCTTTGGCAGCCTTGCTGCCTTTTTTCATCTTTTTTGCCGGCTGTTTCTTGATGACCGGACGTTGATCGAGAATGACATTGAATTTTTTGGCAAGGTAGTCAAGAGCATCATTGAAGGTCATTCCTTCAGCGGACATTAGGAAAGAAACCGAATCTCCACCTTTCAATTCTTTGCATCCAAAGCACTTAAAGACTTGTTTGGCCGGACTAATTGAGAGTTTCTTTGCGGCTTTGCACCGGGGACAATCGCAATTGTAATTCACTCCGGAGCGTTTGAGTTCATGGAAGTCTTGCGCAACATCAAGCAAATGTCCTGTGGCAGCATCTTTGATACGTCTTATCTCATCATCATTAAAATACATAGTTCAAGGGATTAGTTACATGATCAGTTCTGTTTCATTGATTCGGGGTCAAATGAAACCATTTACAATGGATTGGCAGAGGGCTGTTTATGGGAGATCGTACTCTTCAGTAACGGATTCGTTCATCACGCTCTGCAGAAGTTCCGGATCTTTATAGATGAAGAGGACTTTAACCATACCGTCCTTTACAACTCCCATTTCCATCTCAATTTCAAAATCGTTTTCGTGGACCTTATCTACGATCCGGTCTACGACTTGTTTATCTAATTCAATTATATCTTTAAACATAGGTTTTCCTTTCTTCTTATACGATTTTGAATATTAATCTTCTTCAACGAAAGTGTTAGTCGTGTTTATCACACCAGCAGAATCAACACTCTTCCCATCGCGGATAAACACTTTCTCACGAATTAGCTCTTCATAGTCATACTGTGACATTCCGATGACACACACACGACCATCAATATACAATTTACATTTCATCAATTCAGTTCCTTCAACTGGACCGATGACATCTATTTGCATTGTTCTTTTATTCATATCTAAATTGAATTTGAGGGTTATTTACATTGCTAATTTTGGTTCACGAAGCACGTTTTTAATGCGATTAACAGCCATTTCATAGAACTCTTTTTTCTTCTCAAATCCGATAAAATGCCTGTATTTATTGATGCAGGCTACTGCAGTAGTACCACTTCCCATGCAGAAATCAAGCACAATATCTCCTTTGTTTGTATATGTACTCACAAGGTATTCCAATAGCGCTACGGGCTTCTGCGTTGGATGACCTACCTTTTCCTTTCCATTCCCGACAACCGCAGTTTGTTCGATGATTGATCGTGGGTACGATTTACTATCATTTGTTATATTGGAATGATAATCATATTGCTCACCATAATTGTCGCTTTGTTTATTCGATTTTTGAACCGTTCCGACGAATTGCCTGGGAAGTCGGTTTTCGTGCATTACAGGATTGTAAGTTGGCTGTGAGTAGTAGAACACGTGGATATACTCATGCTGGCGCATAGGTTGCTTCTTGGCATTTAACTGCCCTGTAGGACGTTTCTTATTCCAGATCCAGTCGTACTTATACGCACGGATATTGCTTAGGCGCAATGCGCTTGAAAATGGCTCTGCCCCAAACAAAACAATAGCGGCATTAGGTTTTATCACACGATTTATTTGAGACCACATCTCAGGGAAAGGAATGATTTTATCCCATTCGCATTGAGTCGTACCGTAAGGAAGATCGCAGATTACCGCATCAATGCTGCCGTCAGGTATTCTATCCATTCCCGTCAAACAATCTTCCATGTATATCTTATCTAACTCCATTTAGTTCTTTCCTTATCAGTTTTACTTCAATTTACGCATCAATAAAACATCACAATATGCATCAGCATCTATTTTCTTTGAACATATCGTTTTGATTTCAAAGCCAGCTTCAAAAATTTCCGTAAGCAAATTATCAGCTAAAAAAGACCCCCTTATTGCAATGTACTCCCCAGGCAATGTTAAACCTGATATTTCTTTCTGTACCCAATATCTAACCCACGTATGTGCACCGTAATTGGCAATATTGAAAATAATTTTTTCTATATCCATATTTTTATATTTATTGGTTATCTTCCACTGTAACAGATTCTATCTTTTCGTGATTGGGGTTGCTGCCTTTCAACAAGTCATTTTTTACTCTATCGGCAATCCGATCATTACTAACGGTATTTTTATCTTCGTAATCGTAGGATATGATTACGGTTATTTTTTTACTCTTCATAAATATTCCTTTCTTTATAAATTAGAATTAATTATTATCACATTCCAATCCAGCAATGCGATCTTCGCATTCTGCAATGACATCTTCTAATAGTCCTTGATAATCGCAATTACATCCCTCGAACTTATTCAAAAGAGTGACTATCTCTGTTAATACTTCATTTTTATTCATTTCTAATCAGTATTGAGGGTTATTTACTGACGATAATATCATACAGTTCTTTGGCAGTCCAAAATCTATAATCATCTGATATATCCATAATTCGCTTATCAGAACCTTTGCAAAGCCGAATTATCTTCCGGGCAAACTCTTTACGCTTCCTGCTTTTCCTTGTACGCTGTAAAAGTGTACGATAGGCGAGCATAAGCCAGTAATCACAAACATGCTCTTTTTCTTTCAATCGTATATACTTTATCTGCATATTCTCATCGTTTAAATTTTAAAATAGCCGATTTCATAGCATCATCAGAAGCCTTTTCTATTACGCTGAATATACTGTCTGCTTTCTCAAAATCCATTTTAAAGCGATTATCGGAGGCGACATATATTGTATCTGTTATTTCTGTAACCCCTTTTACAGGGAATACGGTCAGATATATATATTCAGTTTTACAGCCGGTCAATGAGACGACTGCGAGAATTATTAGTATTTTCTTCATTACTTTATTGTTGTACGTTAATTTTTTGTCTTCTATATTACTTCCTTCCTCCTCGAGCTGGAGCATTGTAGGTAATTTGATATTTTTTTCGCAGCATTTCTATATACTCAGGAGTTACATTTTGCGGAGCAACAAGTACATGTGTGCGGTTGTCAAGCCGAACCATGACCTTGTGCTGCTCTTTTTGTGCGGATTGCATGCGCATTTGTACGATAGCTTCCGGATTCTCGTTTGTAAATAGATTAGCTTTCTGTCTCTTTGTCCGACTTGGAGACGGACTTGGTGAATGTACTGTTTTCATAATGATCAAAATTAGTGTGGGCTTCCGGGAATCGAACCCGGCTTCAATGATTTTACATTGATATGCCTCCTTACATCAGGCCCATTTTGCCGGGATTCACATCCCGGCTCTTTTGTGTAACAAATCCCTAACCAGGGGCTTTAACCCTACGTGTGTCCTTTCACACGGCATTAAAAATGAATAAATCAATTAAACTTCTATGCTTGAGAAAATAAAGTATAACATATAACCGGATTCGCACCGGGCACATTCCTTATATGTGCTTTTAGTTAATAATATATGGTTGATATATAGAAGTTTTCATCGTTTCTTAATAGGACAAAGCCCTTGTTCCGATTTGAGTTCCTAATTTATAGGCTTCTTGGGCAGATGAAATTTTTGTTTCCATATGTTGATTATATTTAGAGTGATGTTTAAGGGCTAACGATCAAAAATCTTAGTATTTATAACCTCTTCTATTTTATCTTTTGCAAGCTCTGGCACTTTTACAAGCCCACTTCTCCAGTTATTGAAAGTATACAGAGGTACCTTGCATTCATCTGCCAATTTCTTGGCCATATTTGATGATTGACAAACAGGTAGGCTTCGGAGGTAAGTACGGATCGCCATAGCATCTTTCTTTTTTTTGCTTACTTTTTCTTCCATATTTATATAAATATTAAATTATTATCATTAGATTTATGATGCAAAGCTAAAATAAATATTAGTAACTAACAAATATTTTAGCTTAATTATTATTGTATTTTTTTAGTTTAAATGATAACTGTTTGAATATGAATTTATTAAAAATAAAGGATTTATGTGAGCGTAAGGAGGGAGGACTAAAACGTTTAGCAGAAGATATTGGTATGTCCGAACAAAACTTACATCGTTGTATAAATCTCAATAAAATGCAGGCTGGAGATTTAGAAAAAGTAGCTATTACATTGGGTGTGTCTATTGGGTATTTTTTTGATAATATGCCTGTTGCGAATCAATCCATTGCTAATGGGAACGGTAGTGCATCTTCCATATATGGCAATGTAACAGTTGGAATGATAGCTGATAAAGATAAGGAAATAGAACATCTAAAAGCATTGCTTCAAGAAAAGGAGAGGACTATTCAGATATTGATGGATAAAAATAAGAGATAATGAAAGATAAAGATTCGCTGGAGATTGGCGATTAAATAATTAAAATATTGCAATATGAAAAATTTAACCTTCAGTAGTCCATTTGTAGATCAGGATACTGTTAATTTATTGAATAGCAGTGCATTTATCATTCCGCCAGGAACCTCAACTATCACTTTAAAGCCCTTGAAAGTCAAGCACTTTCGAGGGCTTATTTTTTACGGAGACCGTTTCGGGGACCACTTGAAAATTCGAGAATATTTTCCAATATATCTTTTGATTATTTTTAGGATTCAGTTTACAGCAGAAGCACAAATGATTTAAAGTGATTTGCCATTCAAGAATCTCGTAGTCCTTAAGTGTTCTTTCTATTATATGTGATTTATATGAAGAAATATAGATTGAGGGGATTGTGTACCCCCTCTTCTATGGAAGACCAGCTAAGAGACCATAACTAATGTGGTTTAATTGGGTGCTATAATTAAGTAGCCTGCCAAATCTTCCGGTTCATCATTCTTGGGTGCTTCATTTATAATATCCCAAACTAATGCTTTACCTACAATTGATTGTATAAAGCTAGCAAGGTTATATATATCCTCTAATTCTAATTTGCAGTCTATATTCCCAATAAATAGTAATTTACACTCTTTGTTTGCTTCCAATTTGATAGAGTTACTAATTAATTGGCGAATAACCTCAATAGACAAATCAGAGAAGTTTAGTGACAAGATTATACTTTCACTATCTCTAATAACCTTAAACTTAAAAGACTTTACTCTCATTGTAGCTTTCTTTCTAATGGATTATGTTATCAGCTATGTTATCAAAACGTGCAAATTGACTGGAAAATTTTAATAAAGTATTTCCCGTCTTTCCATTACGATTTTTAGCAACTATGATTTCAGCCATACCGTGCAAATCATTTTCTTTTTCATCTTGGTATATTTTGTAATATTCGGGACGATGGATAAAGCAAATCATATCTGCATCTTGCTCAATAGTTCTGGATTCTCGTAGATCACTTAATTGAGGACGTTTTCCCTCAATGCCTTCACGTGATTCTTTACCACGATTTAACTGTGAGAAAGCTATAATAGGAATATTCAATTCCATAGCCAATGCTTTGAGCGAACGAGTAATTACGCTAACCTCTTCTTCACGATTGCTATAACTCATGCCACTTGTATTCATCAGTTGGAGATAGTCAATGATAATTAGCTTAACTTGATGTTCTCGTACAAGGCGAGATGCCTTAGTGCGAAGTTCTTGTATAGATAACGCTGGTGTATCATCCAGAAAGATAGGTGCATCTTCTATAATTTTTTCTGCATCATCCAATAAGGCTTGTTCTTTCTCACTATACAATTCTGCATGATTTATTTCCACGTTGCTTACATTTGATAAAAAACGATTCATGAATTGAACAGTGGACATTTCGAGGCTAAAGTAAGCAATAGGGGTTCTATTAAGGATGGCGATATTTCTCACCAAGGATATTGCTAATGCTGTTTTTCCCATTGCTGGGCGTCCACCAATCACAATTAATTCTCCTTTTTTCCATCCGAATGTAATTTTATCCAATTCAGTGAAACCGGATTGTATGGCTCTCTCACCTACATACTCATATTTGAATATACCCAATTTTTTCATATTCTTTTTCTTATTTAGTCTTAGTGTGAGCAAAGTAACTAAGACATATACGTCATTTTACGACGTAACTCTCGAAAAAAAGAAACCGCTACAACTTGACATTATAGCGGTTCTTGTTCGTAGTTAGTATGTAATACTTTGATTTATATTTCATTACATGAGAACAAATGTTTTTTATTCCACATCATTATTCAAGAAAATATCCAATTTAGCTTCGGAAGTCTCTGCTTTTTTAAATAATTTCTCAATAGGAGTAATTTTCTTGCTATACCATTTCCTCATTTTGGAACTAACAGTTGCATACTTTTGGAGTATAGCCAACGTCTCGCTCAAGTTTTTACCCTCCAAGCTTAAAGTAAGGTATTCAGTTGTTGCAAGATATGCATTGTAAGCATTCTTGTGTATTTTGGGCACATTATCTTTATACCCTTGTTGACCTCTATAATAAGTGTAAGAACATTCCACGCATTGTAAGTCGTCAGAAATCTGTTCTACCATTTTTTTCATCATAGATAAAGTGTCATACTTCTGCATGAAATCTCGATTGATTTTATCAATGTATTCACTTATTAATTTTATCGATTTATAATATTTTCCATCGTTTTCTTTAATCCCTCTTTCCGTATATTCATTGCGTAGACGAATAACATCATCTAATTCTTTTTTATGCATTTTAACCGCAGTCTCTAAAGCCGAGGATTTTCCACTACTCTCATATAATCCTTTTCTACAATATACTACGTCAGGACGAACAAACTCCATTTCTTTTATATTCATGGAAACTTTTGTAGGGAGAATTTCTTGCAGCTTGTTATATAAGGAATCATACTGAAGTTCTAATAGCTTTTCTTTTCTTAATTGCTCCACATCATTTCCATTTTGATCTACTATCTTCTTAGAATATACTTCGTTATCTTTATATAAAGATACCTCATAATATTCATTTCCTGCTTCTCTCAGAACTTTTATAGATTTGGTTAAAGCACCATTATCATAACATTCTATCACATCTGTGCTTAGGTTCTCTTTTTGTGTGATAGTTTTGCCATCTTCCGCATAAAACGAAATGATATTATCATCTAGTTTCTCAATTAATATGCCCGTTTCGCTATATCTGGTATACTGAATTGGAGTTGTTATATTTCCATAGTTTTCCGGTGTCACTTGAAGTATTCCTTTGTATTCTATTTGTCCGTTTTGAAACCAGTTTGTGTTATATTGTTTGTCATCTACTAATTTTGCATGGCTTTTCTTTTGCCCTCTATTTTTGGCATCCGTGTAGTAGGATGTTTTCTCTATCATTTCATCTTCCTTATATATACATTCTTCCAAGAGATAGTGCCCACTACTTCCCAAATTATAATTCTTTTCCACTCCGCTCTTTTTCCCATTTAGATAGTTTGTGGATTTAGAAATATATTTTTCGGATGTTCCGAAATATTCGATACATAATCCATGTAAAGCTCCATGATTGTAGTTTGCGGAGATTAGTAACATTCCATTCCTGTCGTATTCCTTATAGGAACCATGTCTTGTTCCAGTACCCGCAATTACAGTAAAAGACTCATGTAAACGGGAATTCCCCCAATCCCAATAAGTTTTTTTAGTCACAAGATTCTGCGCACTAGCTATATCAACTGATGATATTATAATGCAAATAAAAAATAGAATTCTAAATTTCATATTTTCCTTGATATTAATTTCTTTTTTGTTGTATGCGATCTTAATTTATCTGTACGATGTTGGTAATAGGATTAGGCGTTGATTCCGTAATTTCCACATTACCGTCTATATCAATCGTTCCGATAACAGATTGGCTTGTACTATATTGAAAACCTGCAAAATATAGCAAATCCGAACCCTCCATTGTATAAATGGAACGAAAATCAATGCCTTTGCTTGACAAGTCCAATTCCTTGATACTGTAGTCCTCCAATGCTATAATATCCAATTTATCCACAGATTTTCGTGCATATAAAGCATTTGTTGTGACATAAGTGGAACGATCGGTGGCAAAAAATCCATTCAAATTAGCTGAAACTTCTGTCAATGCCTTTGTAGCAAACTGATATTCATAAGTGCGACCATAATAATTTATCAGCATTGTAGCCCTGCGTTCATTCCATTTCACTTGTATATCATTGGGTTGTGGTCTTCCCCAATAATCAAGAGATTCCGTCTCTGCCATAATTTGACTTTGGAGTTCTTTATTCTCATTTAGCTTGCTAACTACAAGTTTGTAAGATTCATGTTCTCCACTAACAGCAGTGAGATATAAATCTTCGTTGTCGTGAGATACAAAAGCATTTCCATATTCTGTGTGGGGGATAAAATTAGAAATGATAAACTGCTGCGTACCATACGACGGACGGATATATCTGTAACCATAGAAACAAGTTCCCTTATTGTTGACAACAAAAGAAAGGGAATTATCTGCATACAATTCTAACTTTAAGTTAGAAATATCCTGTGTATGAATTTTATAAAGTCTTCCTCCACCCATATTGTTTTCCATGTTAGCCATGACATAGATATTTCCCTTATTGTCTGTTACGGCATTCTCTCCATTTAGTCCTGCACCTAAATCATATATCGCTTCTGTGGATTTATCGACAAGATAGGAATATCCGCCTATTCTCTCTTCGTTCGGTAGCAAGAAGCCATCTTCGTCATACGTTGGTCTGTAATTGATGTCCCCACCTGTAAACATCAGATACTTTTTATTAATATCCCATATTGAAAATGAACCGCTTATTCTAATCGTATCACCCTTATTGTCAATCCACGATAATTCCATGTCTCTACCGTCTTTCTTAATCTGTCGATATTGGGCAGAAGAAGAACGGGTATTAGTTCCACTTGTATAGATATACTTTGCATCTTTGATATTCAATCCCACAATATCACCGTGCTGTGGCGGTTGGGACAGTTCATCATCATTACTGCAAGATACAAGAAAAAAGGCTGTACAAGCAGCCAATAAATACTTCAATTTCATAATACTATTTTTTTATTTTATTAGTAATTCTATCTGATAATCCTTTCAATCCTACTTCATTTAAGTTTTTCAACTTTGCTTCTTTCCCTATCAGAAGAGGGTGTTTAGGATAGCCTTTCGTGGTAACTCCGTAGGCTTTGAAATGATAGCTTCCACTGAACAGGCTGATTATACCTTGTATGTTCTTATCTTCGTTTCCGAATAACAGATCAGACAAATATGTCCGTTTTGTATCGTCAATAACCGCACCCCAAGCGCACCACACATCTGCCTGTTCAATGGTAGACAACAATTCTTCTATGGCTGCAAGATTGCGCAAATGAATCTCTATGTTGTAAGTATGGTCCGTATCCATGTTGTTCGGATTGGTCGCTCTTTGGGGATAGACATTCAGCATATACCATGCTCCATATTCACCGCTTCTTTTTGCGTAGTCCTGCACTCTCCTAAGAGTTGGGTCAAGGAAATTTGGCATTGCCATGCTGGGATTAATACCGATGCAAATCAATACATTCTGTTTATCCGTATCGAATTGCTCCCCTAACACATAACGAACATCTGTGAGTTCGCAGTCGTATTTTCTACGGTATTCGTCCGATACATCATAGTTATACACCCAACCATTTTTTACTATTTTCTTACTCATAATCTCTAAAAGCCTTGCTGCTTAGTATTTCTAAGCACAAAGATAAATCTTTTTTTCAACTTTACAAATTCAAAAACATGGTTTTATGAAATCAGATATTGATCTATTTGTCATTAATAGAATTAGAGAAAAGCGGAAGGAATTGAAAGTGTCTCAGCGTGGTATGGCAGAGATACTTGGCTGTTCTGCTGGTTTTATCGGACAAGTAGAGAGTGAAAACTCTGATACCAAGTATAGTGTACATCAACTCTATCTTATTGCAAAGGATTTTGATTGTTCTCCAGCAGACTTTTTCCCTTCTCTTGATTCTGATTTTTAATCCAGTTTTGCTTGCAAAGCTAAGACTATGGGTACGACAATTTCAGTCGGTGCTCGGATGATTTTTTTCATATTACATTTATCTGGAAAAAAATAACCGCTACATTGCTGTAACGGTTATGATATTATTTTTTTAATTTCTCAATTCTGCTTTATCTCTTCAATTTCGTTATCAGTGTCGATAATTAGATACTGTTGTAGTTGAGTGTCTGTAAATATCAACTTACTTTCTTCCTGTGTTATAATGCTAATCTCCTTTATTCTGGTATGTCCGACTACATGATGGTAGTTAGGGAGTGCGGATTTACTTAAAGAGTCTGGTCTAATCCATAATGGACTTTGATAGACATTATTTCCGGCAGCATCGCTGTTTATTTTATTGACGAAATCTAATACTAATGGATATGTTTGAAACAGATTGTTTATATCTGTATATTGTTGCATTCCTTTTTCTCTCATCCATATACGGCTTACACCTGCATGGGAAAACAGATAATTGTCATAGCAAACACACGCTTGAATTGTCTTTTCCCGAATCAGGACTATAAGTTCATCTTGTATAAGATCGGATAACCGTTGAGTGAAGCGGTTGCTTCTCACACCTCCGATATACTGTAAGTCATGGTTGCCTATTAGCAAATCAACGTTAGTATATTCTTCTTTAAAGTCAAGTATAGAGTGCAGATTTTCTAACTGTTCTTCTGGAGAAATAAGACTATGTTTGTCATCTACATAATCCCCAAGAAAGATAAATCTGTCCACATTCCCTCTTTCCTTATTGATAATATTCTTCCATTCTGTCAGTCCATGAATGTCACTAATTACACATATTTTCATAAACGTTAGTATTGGGATATCGCTTTCTGCAAGCGTTGTATGATTCTTTTTCTAAGCGATAATGGGTATAAGACTTCTACTTGTTCTCCGTAACTGATTATCTTATTTTCTAATTCCGGATTGATAATTAGATGCAAAGTGATAATATTTTCATTTATAGTTTGAGACTGGTGTAGTGGTAGAGCTTTCAGATAATGCAACATAGTATCGGAAAATCTTAGTTCCACTTTTTCTATTGGGGCATTTGGATTGTTATCCGGTTCATAGATTAACCCATATATTTGATTGAATTTATCCGCAGTCAGCTCCAGTACTTTCCCTCGTTGGAAATGGTTATCGGTAATAATAAGGTCACTAATCCTGTCAAGCCCAAAAGTGCGAAATGCTTTTAGTTCACTAATGTATGCAAACAGATACCACATTCCTTCAAACTCTTTCAATAGATAGGGAAAGACTGTATATTCTTTTAATCTGCCTGTTTGATAGTTTCGATGTTCAAAGTGGATGCTCATTTGGCTCTGGATTGCTTGCAGTAAACGACCGATATTCTCAACTCCTTTTGCGTGAGGGGTAGGACTAATAGATAAGTACTCTAGGAGTTTGTTTCTGTCTTTGACGGTGGAGAGAATAATATCAGAACTTTCAGCTAGTCCAATAAAATAGAGCAATTTATCGAAATCGAATGTACTATCTGTTTGAGCATAGTAACCATTCTTTTGTTCATCGTATATGATTTCTATATCGAAATTACTTCGTATATCAGCTAGATCTCTTTGAAATGTCCTCTCTCCAATCTCTACGTCATATCGTTTCATGTAGTCGAGCAGTGTACGCTTGCTGGGATAATCATTCTGTAGAATTCTACGAATGATTAGATAGTTTCTTCGTATGGTATTTTTGGTTGGCATAAATGTTTATATTTGTAGGTCAAAGTGATTACTGATATTCAATATCACTTATGGAATTAGAGTAGACTCTCGAAATAAGAAACGTTGTAATGAACAGTATTTGGACAAATTATCATTTGGCTACCACAAGAGTGAATATGCCCAAATACATGGTTACGAGGTTTGTATTTAGCGATCACATCTTTTAATAAAGAGCATCCAGTACCTTCATCCAGTACTCCTTTTGCTGGTCCATGGGTTATCAGAAAGTCTATGCTCGATGGAATTTCTTGTTTGTGATGTAACCACGGGCGTGCTGTGATAGAATAGAAATGAATATTATCATACTTTATCCCAGAATCTTCCAGCAATGTAACACCTTTAGGGATTAGCAATTGTGCATCTTCTGGGCATAAATCGAACAACAGTTCATGATTACCAGCCACAAATATACGTAATTGCGCAGGTTGAACAGCATACCAGTTGAGGAAATCGGATAATTCCTGTTCTTCTATACCTTCTACTCCGTCTCCTGCGCAAATCAAGATGTCAGCTTCTGACGGTATTCTCAGTTGAGAGTGCATCCCATGAGTATCAGAGAATGTGAATATTTTATGATTCTTAAATGGTATAATCATATTCTTTGTATTTTTAGGTTGTAAATTTACGAGATTGCCAAATAGGAACAAACAATATCAAGTATAATCTATTTATAATCTTGAAATCTATGTTACACTACATATCCTAAAGGCTTGTTTATGATTATATCATCGTTGTATTGTAAATTATTCCCTCTCTTCTTTCTTTTTTCTTCCTCTTTTCTTTCTGTTCAATAGGAAATTCAGATAGATACTTGGCTTGAAACTGGCAATCTTTTTAGCCGGAATATCAATCGGAGCAAATGTACTAGGGTTCATTCCTTTTCTCGCAGCTTTTTGTTTCACTGAGAATGTTCCAAAACCAATCAAAAGCAGCCTTCCATTTCTTACCATTTCTTCGGTAATGATTTCTATTACTGCATTTAGCACTTTTCTTGATTCAAACTTGCTTAATCCTGTTCTTTCCGCAATAGCATTTGTTAATTCTTTCTTATTCATGTATTTACAGTTTAAATATTACTCAATATATTATAGTTCTTATACAATTTATTGTTCTGCTTCCATAAGGATTGTCATTCCTATTTCTTTGGCTATTAAGTATTCTATTCTTGCTCCTTTGGAGGCTTGCCAGTTGTTAAGCAAGAAGATAGCTTCGCAGTCAAATAGGAGTTTTATATCATCCAGCATATACTCTTTCCATGTCTTTCCCTCAATCGGTGTATTAACTTTTATAGGGTTAATAGGGATATATCCTTGTACAGTCAGTGCTTTTTCTGCTTTATCAAATTTAGCTTTGGCTTCCTCTACTCCTAATCCTGTAATTTGTCCTGAAATGTATATTTTCATTAGATTCTGTTTATAATTTTACATCCATTGTCTAATAAACATTTTCAAGAATTGTTCCGTTTTTGCATATTATGACGAGGCGTCATATCTTGTCATACAGCATGGATACTTAAAGTGGTTAGAAATAGAGGATAGGGATTGTTGAATAGTATTTCTCTATAAATCAATTCTTTATTCTTTGTAAATCACTTTAAATAAAGAATTTCTGCAATATTCTTTATATGACGTTTCTGTCATATGTTATTCAATTTAAGTATCAATTTTTTATTTTATCTCTAATTTGGGATAGGATAAAATCGGCATTATGTTCTTGATTAAGAAAAATCTGCATCATTGCTTTGATTTTCTTCATTTGTTTACCTAACGCTCCTTTGGTCTTGTTTGAGTAAAGAGATATATCTTTAATTTCTTGCTCAATGCTTCTCAAATCGAATTTGTGATAACGGATAATGCACCATAATCCATAGTCTACAATATTGTTTATTTGTATGGTATTAGATTTATGTGAGGTATCTGCATCAAATATCTTGTTGAATAAAGATAGTAAGATGTTTTTGTTAGTGTTCATTACTGAATGGAAATCTGTGTTGGAGATTTCTAACTCCTTCATTATTTTTCTTTTATTCTCTAATTTTATCTCAAATCGGGTTTTACCTTGAAAATAGTTGAGGATTGATTGCTCCGCACCTGTTTGCTTTAGGAATGTCTTATTTCTATATAATGAAATTTCTGCTTCTTTATTATAAATGGTTATTGACTCTCTGCAATCTACGGCTTTTACATCTTTAGTGAACAAAATTCCATCTGTGTATCTGTGCCATTTATATCGTCTATACTCTCCATTATATTGGTTGAGTCTATCAAGAATTTCACTAGTCAATTTTAAATCTACATCTTTGGTTATATGTAGCTTGTTGAAATAACAGTTCTCAATAATCTTATCAATATTTAATTTGCAAATATTAAGGTTTTCAATATTGAGTAAGCATTGCCGAAACGTTTGTGTAGAGATTAATAGTGGATAGTCTTTGAATAATATTTTAGAAGAGAACTCTATCGTCATTCTTTTAGATTTGTAATTCACTCTAATATACAATTGAAAAGGAATTATATCTGTGTGTTTACGAGAATGAAATTCTACTTTTCTTGCTTCTCCACTGGCTAAGTCTATATCATTATCAAAGAATTCATCATTTACATCGGATATATACTCACTATAAGTAACGAATCTAACTGTGTCAAATGTAATTGTCTTGTCTAAATTGCTCATATTAACTTTTATAATATTTATTAGCAAGGTTGCCTAATTGAATTCCAAAACCCAACTTGTTAGAGCGAATACAGCAAGAGCCAGACTATGAATAGCCCAGCCCTTTCTCGTAGTAATATTTTGACTCCGGCTTTTAGCGGTGTTCTAAGTAAGCCGAGTTATCGTTTTGGATTCTTCCAAATAAGTATTAAACTTGCTATGCTGACAAGATTCTCTGAAACCATGAGGCATAAAAAGCAAATCGTTTTTTGTAGTCAGATGTGGTCTTTTACATGGTTCATGCAGTAGTTTATACTCTGACCACTTTAATATCTTTATCTCGGTAGGCTCTTCTGGTGATGTGCTTATATGATATATTGGCTTTTTTTGTTTAATAGAACCCTCAATATGGAATTAAAACTTTTAGATGACCAAATTGTGATGTTTGTATCCGACATTTCTATAACTTCTCCATTAGGAATCGATAATCTATCAGATAAGATATTGAAGAGCCATGCAGTCTCTTTGTCGTTTTTCTTCTCAGAGGTAAAAAAAAGTCACAATTACTGTCTATTGAGTAACACCGTGCTACCTTTTCTTTGCACAGTACATCTAGAATTTCTTGAATGCTCTCACTCTTTGATTTATTTTTGTTGTTCATAACTTAAAAAATTGAAATTAATAATATGGTTAATTGTTGTTAGTCAATGATTTAATGATGTAATCGCATAGGTCTAACCCACCAGCTCTTTCTTCTTCAGTTGCATTATCCTCTAATACGTCGTTTATAGAGTAGCTTGCAAAGAAGATATGTTTGGATATACCTTCAACTTTAGCTTTCCATTGCTGGTAACATCCTAAGTCGGGAAAGAAAATAACGTGCCTGTGGGCTAATACCTTGCATTTTTGTAAATTCAATCCTCCTAATCCTCCACTTGCGATGCAAACTAAATCTGGAAATATTATGGAGGCTACTATGGCTGTTTTTTCGCTTTCAAAGACAGCAACAATCGCATTAGGATATTTTTTAATTAGATGTTCTCCATAGAAACATTGCTTTAGTTTGAAATCTGCTTTTAACCTATGCTCTTTCTTTAGGTAGTAATGAACCCAGTTTATCATATTAGGTCTATTTTCATCTTTGATTCTCTTTCCTGTTCGTTGATTATAAAGCATAATTTTTCCTGTACGTATTTGGTTGTTATAATCTCTCTGCCAGAAAACTACTGCTCCATTGATTCTATGCGAACCACCTAAATAGTATTTTTGTACAACGTCTTTGATTACTCCTATGCCATAATGAGGGTTATTTCCTATTAATTTGAAAAGCCATATGGTAAATGTGTTAATGTATCGTTTATTCCACATTGATATCTTAACGTATTTTTCATCAATTATATCATAGTCTTTTTCATTGATATTAATTGGGGATTTTGGCTGCCTTTTTTTTCTGTATAGTTCATTCCTTTTTGTTTTTTCTTCTGGATGTTCTTGGAAATGTACTTTAGGGGGCTTATGAAAACCGCATTTGATAAGTCGATTGCACTTTCCTACATCTTCTGCAATGTATTCCATTGTAGTATTGTCTATATATCTTTTAAACTCACGTTTTCCGCAGTTGGGGCAAATATGTATGAAATTAGCGCCCCTTCTGTTATCTAAAGAATAGCGATATTCTTTTTCCATATTCAAGATTATCATTTATTATCGTCATTATCGTAATGCTCCATACTGTGGTTATTACGATAATGACGATTTAAGTTATTAATTTTGTTTTTCTATAAATACTTGCCGTGCTTTTCCACCGATAGCTTCTACTTTAAAATTCTGTTGTTTAAGTAGTCGGGAAAATACTTTATAACCAACTGGAATAGTACGAGTGCGTGAGCAAAAGTTGGCATACTCGTCATACAGAAACTTTAACGCCATATAGCTCTTAGTACTATGAGTGTAATTTTCATATTCGAGAAATTCGGATAGAGGATTTACTTCTTCTACAAATTCGTTTAAGATTTTGTCGGAAGCAGCACATGGGGAAAAACGTTTTTGTTTGAGAATTTTTTGGAGACCTTCAAGTACCATATTAAATATGCCGGGGAGGTCAGTTTCGCAAATTTCTTTAGCAAGGTTTACGTTTACATCTTTGTCTTCTACCGTTATAGTGAATTTTAGAATTAAAAATCTACGAAGTAATCCTTGGGTATATTCAGAGCTTTCTTTAGGCAATTGGTTGGCATTATACATTTGTTTAGCATAATTGCACATCGTAATATGCTGCTTTCTAATTGCCCGTGCGTATATAGGCTCACCCGAAGTCATTTTTTTTAGTACGATGGGGTCATATCTGCCCCCAATGTCACTACCATAATTTAGTAGCTTGTTATGCAAGTCTATTCTGCAATATCCTTTATCCTTTGTAACCTCTTCTAGTGACAAATTGCATACATTTTCTTCACCAAATAATTTTCGTACTATTTCGTAGATAACAGATTTACCGTTTTTCCCTTCCCCGAGAAGTAAAAGAAATTTTTCTAGTTTTAAGTATTTGGTTAAGGTATATCCCAAATATTCAAATAAGATAACTTGCGATTCTATATCCGGAAGCATCTGATTTAAGAATGTATAAAATTTATCACATTTTGCATTTGGATCATAATCATACTTTAGGCAATAGGTCAATTTATCTTCTGGTCTATGTTCTCTAAGAATTGCGCCCGTTTCGTTCACTTCCAATGTCCCATTGCGGAAATTGACGAGTACTGTTTCACATTTGGTTTCAGAAGAATCTTCTGGGGTGTAAGCGGCAGAGTGCAGTTGGTTATATAAGCGATCTCTTGTGCGATAGAATTGTGAATCAATGGAATCATAGTTCATTGCTTCTGCCACTTTTCCTAGAAGATATTTGGCTTCATTTTCTTCAAGATTCTGCCAATACACTCCGTTATATATGAATATCTCTCCTTTTATAATTGTTATATTGCGGTTATTTTGGTCAGCTATCTTTTTGAATTCGTCTATTGTTATAACTGTTTTTTGTATTACATTGGCTTTTTTACCATCCGGATTATTTGCAATCGCATCAAAATCGATGGGACGAGCGCAACTGATTAGATGTTCTATAACTTCTTCTGGACTTGAAGAGGTCGGCAGTATAGTTGGCTGAGTAGCTTGCTCAAAGTTGTTAATACTTTGAGTTACCATTTCAAGCATAGAAGTTGATTGTTGTTTGGTATCCATATCCAAGCCCTCCTCCCACGTTTAATTTGACTAAAGTAGCTTCAACTTCCTTTGCTTTGAAGAGAGAACGTCTACCAATTTTGTAACATACCAGAATCTCTAAGTTCACCCACCGATGTAAAGTTGAATAAGATATGTGTAAAAGTTCGCAGACTTCTTGTCTACTCATATAAGTATTAGTAGTGGATTTTTTTGTTGCTCTCTTCTGGGCATCGGCTAACTCTTCTTTGATAGTATTCCTTACCTGTGAACCGAATTGGATCATCAGTTCTTCTGGGTCTTCAAGAATAAAGATTTTCTTTTTCATCTGTTTTCTATTTTTTATTATTAATCGTTTTGATTTGAAGAGTTGCGCAACTTCAACGATGCAAAGGTATGGCAAAGTGCAGGTTTACAGGGGATAAGCTTATTCCGTAAAATGGCTGGTTTATTCTGAATTTCGTTAGTTTTATTCTGAGGCAAAAAAAGGTTTATGTAGAAGTAAGTCGAATGCTTTAGGTAAGTATTTGATTTATAGAAATAAAAATGGCATACCGTGTGAGGATATGTCATCGTGTAGTTTATAAAATGGAATGTCGTTAGATTAGGGGTATTTTGCGATGAAGCCATTTATTTTTGTTTGCAAATCATGGCTCAATCCTTTTTTCTGACGATACTTTTCTTCAAGAATGAATCGAATAAACTCCCGTACTTTTGGATTTTCTGTATCCAATTTATCCAGTAGTTCTATTACTTCTATCCAATTATTAGTAAAAGGTGTTTCTTTATAACCCATTGTAGGAGAACGGAGATATTTTTCTGCTGTACTGTAGGTGGTTCCAACTAAGTTTCTGGTAAATTCAACGAAAGGAACTTCTTTTGTGTCAACATCTAAATAGTACTCAAATAAAGATTTGATAATATAAACTATTTGTTTTGTATCTATTTTATTGACTGAGGAATCTGTTAATAAAGACATGGCATTTCCAATGTGTTTTTGTAGCAGAATATACCAATGAATTAAGGTTTGATTAGTTAAATGTGAGATTAGCTCTTCGGAGAATCCACATAGCTTGCTGTTAAGCAGTTGAAGTTTGCTATTTAATAAGGTACTAAAGTCTGTAATTTCTTTCTTTTCAGACTTTGCGCATTCATACAATTCTTGGAATATTTCCTTGTCTGTAAAGAATCTGAAAAAATCATTTTTATATTTTTGATTTTTAATATGGGGAAATTCATCTATTCTGTAGTATCCGTTTTCAATTATGTTCTTTTTTAGGGGAGCGTTTAATGCATCATATCCAAGTATTTGTTTATGCTCTTCAAGAAGATACTTCTCCATCAAATCTTCGCATGACAACTTATAAAGTAGATTTCCATCGTAATATATCTGTTTGTTAAAGAGTTCAAAAGAACAGATTTCTTCATTGCATTGTTGATACCCGTTATTACTTATGAAATCCTCTATTTTTTCTTTGGAGAAGAAGCCTATTTGAGAAGTAATCATAAAAAAATCAGCATCTAAATGTTGTATTGCCAATTTGAAACAATCAAGGGAAATTTCAAGATAACCCAGATACTCCCATACTGACTGTAGAGGGAGTTTTATTTCTTTCTTGGGAAATTCTGCCCCATCATACTTTAGTAGTTCTTTTAACGTTGTTGAATCCATAATATAATATTTTGTTCTAAGATACTGTACTTGCTTTAAACCATTAACATTTTGGTTGTAAAACTAGATTGTTGATCTAAAAAAATCATGATTTAATAGCATTTTTGCATTTTCTTCCTTGGTTATTCTAACGTAACGCATGAAGCTACTCTCGGTTTTATGTCCTGTAATCTGCATGATTGCTAAGGAGGGGATCCCCTTCTTTGAAGCGTTGGAAGCAAAACTTCTTCTTGCTGTATGAGATGTTACCATTTCGCATTTTTCATAGGTAACTTCTTGCCGTATTCCTCCTTTTGTTTCCATTATATTAATCTTTTCAGTAATTCCAGCTTTGCGACATATCTTTTTAAGCATACGATTAGTTGCTTGGTTACATTGTATTACAGGGGGCTTATTGCCATATTTCTCTAAGATGATTTTTACAACGGGATGAATTGGGATAACAACTTTTGTGGCTGTCTTTTGAGTAACAATTGTAATAGTCTCTTCTTGGAAATTAATATGCTTTGCTGCAAGACGGGCAATGTCACTATATCTAAGTCCTGTATAGCAACTTATTAGAAAGCCATCTCTTACCTGTGCTTGATTGTCTGGGAGTTCTAAAGTATAGAGTTTCTCTAATTCGCTTTCATTCAGATAGATTGATTCGGCATCTTCACGAAACGCTTTGAAATCTTTTTTCTTGAAATCATCATTGATGGTATATCCATTCTCGTTTGCATATCTCATAAACACCTTGATGTTTTTTATGAATTTACCGATTACACTAGGGCGATACAGCCCACGAGAGTGCTTGGTTTCGTTTAAATAACTAATAAAGTCATTATAGAAGTCCATATTAATAGATTCTAAAGTTAATTTCACGTTACGATCTTTTGAGTATCTTTTCAATGCACTTTGCGTTGAAACGTAGTTTCGTATTGAACCCGGAACTAGCTTTGCCCCCTTATCATTTAAAATTGAACCCTCTCTGCATAAGGTTATGAAGAAGTCAATATAGGAAATGAAATCTCTAAAGGTGCGTTTGCTTTCTATTTGCACTCTATTCAGCTCTTTCATCATTTCAGCTTTCACTTGGTCTGCCATTGGTTGTATGTTGTGTAACTTGAAGTTTTCCATTACCCAAATGAAGAGATTAAGTGTTCTTTCTATCTCTTTATTGATATTACGCAATTGTACCTGCAATAATGGATTTCCTTTTAAGTTTGGATTCCGCTTCGGATCTTCGATTGCTCTTCCTGTGGCGTTATCCCAATGGCATGGTTTGATTTTGTATTCAGCCGGAAGGTGAATGTTTAATCTTACCTTATTAATAAATACACGCATTCTTATTGCGGAGAACTCTGCATTAGAGTCTTTAAGAGAGAATTTAGGATTTGCTACGGTGTAGCATGTTTTAATTTTAATCAT